CGTGGCCGGCGACTTCAATAGCCGCAAGGTTACTTTCGGCACCGGCCACACCGTTGCGAGCGTGCGCGAAGTGCTGCACGGCCGTTCTATCTACCTGCACGACGCCGTGCCGGCTTAATCTGGGGGAATTCGAAACATGGACATTTACAGCCTCGGCTACCTGAACGGCGTGGTGCTCTCTTTGAAGCGCAGCCCGGCGTTCCTGCTGAACACCTTTTTCAACCAGATCGTTCTGGCCGAACAAGACACCGTCTTTTTCGATGTCGAGACCGACGGCACCAAACGCCGCCTGGCGCCAATCGTTCACCCGCTTGTGCCGGGCAAACTGGTTGAGTCGCGTGGCTACGAGACCAAGTCGCTCAAGCCTGCTTATATCAAGGACCTGCGCGTTCATGATGCGACCCGTCCGTTCAAGCGCAGCATCGGCGAAACCATCGGCACCGGCGCCACCATGACCAACCAGCAGCGCGCCGAGCTGGCCATCCGCATGGACCTGATCGATCAGGTGGAAATGCTGACTCGCCGCATGGAAGTGTGGGCCTCGCAGATCCTGCGCACCGGCTCGCTTACCATGAACATGATGATGCCCGACGGTGCTGAAAAGCCTATCGCGCTGAACTTCGGTCGCAGTTCTGACCTGACCATCGCGCTGGGCTCTGGTACCTACTGGGGTGAAGACGGTGTCGATCCGCTCGTTGACCTGGAAGAATGGGCACTCGACGTTCTGCAGAAGTCTGGCAGCGTTGTCCGCACTATCGTCATGGACCCGGCCGCATGGGGTGTGTTCCGTAGCAGCACCTTGCTCAACAAGAACCTCGACCTGCGTCGCGTGAAGGCCGGCGAAATCGTGTTGAGCTCGATCCCTGACCACATCCAGTACAAGGGCAACGACGGCACGTTCGACTACTGGGTTTACGCTGACTGGTACTTGGCAGACGGCGCCAGCACTGAAACCCCGATGATGCCTCGCGGCACCGTGCTGGGCGTTGGTGACATCATGGGCGTTCGCCACTTCGGTGCCATCAAGGACGAGGAAGCCGGGTTCCAAGCCCGCGAGTACTTCTCGAAATCCTGGCTGGTCCCTGATCCATCCGCGCGGAACCTGCTGCTGCAATCCGCTCCGGTGCTCGCACCATACCGTCCGAACGCTGGCTTTGCGGCCACCGTCCTGCCACCAGCCTAAGGGGTAATTTATGACCGACGTCAAACACCGCATTAAGTTCTCAATCGGGGGCAAGTCTTACGACTTGCGCCCGTCGGGAAACCCACACGCCAAGCTGCCCAAGGATGTGATCAAATTCCTCAATGAAGGCGGTCACCTGGCTGACTCGGTGGCTGCGCCAGCTGCTGCTGGCTCGAGCGATCTCGCCCGGATGCAGGCCGAGATCGAGAAGTTGACCGGCGAACTCAGCACCGTAAACGCCGAGCTGACTGGTGTTAAAGCCGAACTCACCAAGTCCGACACCGATCTGTCGGCGGCCTTGGCCGAGATCGAGAAGTTGAAACCGGAAGCGAAGTAACTCGCGGGCACGCTGCACAAAAGGCGGTCTCTCGGGGCCGCCTTTTACCACCAGAGGGAACGCCATGCCAGTACCACAAACAGCCTGGGAACAGATCGTCGACAGGGCAATGCAGTCCTGTATCGATGTGTTTGGCGATGGCCCCTCGTCGGTGATCATTACCCACTTTGACGGCGAGCCATATGCCGTTGACGGAATTTTCGAGGCGCAGTCTCTGGTCGTTGACCCGGGCACGCAGCTCAAGATCATGAGCAATCAGCCTCAAATCAGTTTCCGCGTTTCCCAGTTGCAGCAGATGCCGGACGTTGACGACGAACTGTTAATCCGCGGCATCGCCTACCGGGCAGACGCTCCAATTTTTGACGGTCACGGAACGGTGACTATCCCTTTGAGCCGACTGTCATGACGCACCCCCGCAAGCTTATTCGAGAAGCCGCCGCTGCCATGCTGGTGGCCCAAGGCCCATGGCTTGAGCGCGTGTACACGAACCGCATGAAAACCCTTTCAGCTCGCCCGTCGCAGCGTTCTGACCGTTCTCAACTGCCGGCCATCGTGATCTACACCCGCAACGAGAAGGCCGAAGAATTCAACGTCGCGCCGCGCGAGTACAAGTGCAGCGTAGAGTTGATCATCGAGATCGTTGCCGACGCAACCGACGACGTCGACGATCTGCTCGACAGCATGGCCGAGACGGTAGAGCGTATATTCGGCCGTGATGATACACTCGCCGAGACGGCTGATGATTGCCTGTACCTGGGCACGGATATGACCATCATCGCGGACGGTGTAGAGCGCCCGATTGGCGCTGTGGCACTGAGCTTTCAAGCCACCTATTACCGCACGGCACCCGACGGCAGCGAGATGCCAGACGGCAGCCCAGCACCTGGCGGCGGCTTTAACGATACCCTGCCAGATATGCGGCAGATAAACGTCGACTACAGTCTCGACAACCAGCAGGACGATCCGCGTGATCGAGCACAAACTCACATAGAGGGCTTGGACCAATGAGCGAACAACGAACCTTGAGGCCGGCCAGTGGCCGCCTTGTGCGCCACCCAGGCGAGGACAAGCGCCCGCTCGATCCGAATGGCGAGCTGGTAGAGTTCAACTCGTACTGGCGCCGCAAGATGAGCGCCGGCGACGTGGTCGAGGTCGTGACGCCATCGGCTGACAAACCAGAAAAAGGAGGCGCCAAATAATGGCCATTTCTTTCAATAGCATTCCAGGCCCGGGCACCCTTCGCCAGCCTGGCGTGTACACGGAAATCGACAATTCCCAGGCCGTCAGCGGCCCGCAGTCGATCACGTATCGACGCCTGATCATTGGCCAGAAGCTCGCCGCAGGCAGCGCCTCACCCCTGACGATGGACCGCGTTACCAGTCCTGAGCAGGGCGACACTCTGTACGGCAAGGGCTCTATGCTGGCTGGCATGATCCGTGCCGCGCTGACTCAAGACTCTTACACCGAGTTGGTAGTCATGTCGGTCGTAGATGATGCAGCTGCCGCTGCTGCGACGGCTACCATCACTTTCGGCGGCGCAGCAACTTCTGCGGGCGCGATCAACCTGATGATCGCCGGTCGCCGTGTTCGTGTAGGTGTGGCCTCTGGCGCCGCTTCTGCTGCTGTGGCTACGTCCGTGTCTGCGGCTATCAATGCAAGCGCCGACCTTCCGGTCACTGCGTCCGTGCTGGCCAGCGTGGTGACCGTCACCGCTCGCAACAAAGGCGAAGCTGCCAACGGCCTCGACATTCGCCTGAACTACTACGTCGGCGAAGAAACCGCGCCAGGTATCACTGCCGCCATCACTGCCATGGCTGGCGGTGTCGCGAACCCTGACCTTTCTGATGCCATGGCTGCGCTGGGTGATACTTGGTTCCACACCTGGGCCATTCCGTACACCGATGCCGCAAACCTCGTTATCGTCGAGGGCGAACTGGCTAGCCGATTCGCCTGGGATCGCGAGATTGAGGGTCATGCTTTTGCCGCCCTCAACGGCACGCAGGGCCAGCTCGCTGCGCTGGGCGAAAGCCGCAACAGCCCGCACCTCAGCATCGTCATGTCGGTGGCAGAGCCTATGCCGGCGTACGAGAAGGCGGCCGAGACCATGGCCATCGGCGCGTACTACCTGTCGATCGACCCGGCGCGTCCGGTGCAAACGCTGGAATACAAGTGGTGCTTGCCTGCAAACGAGGCTGACCGCCTGACCAAGCAAGAGCAAAACATGCTTTTGTTTGACGGCATCGCGACCACCTACGTCGACGCCGGCGGCATCATGCGTACCGAGCGCCTTATCACCACCTACAAGGAAAGCGCCAACGGTGCCAGCGATACTAGCTATCTGGACGTCGAGACGCTGTTCACGCTGATGTACATCCGCCACGACTGGCGCGACTACGTAAAGCGCAAGTACCCTCGTCACAAGCTGGCTGACGACGGCACTCGCTACGGTGCTGGGCAGGCAGTGGTAACCCCTAGCGTTATGAAGGCCGAGGCCGTGGTCAAGGCTCGCGAGTGGGAAACCCTGGCGCTGGTCGAGAACGTCGACGACTTCAAGACCAACCTCGTCGGCGAGCGCAATGCCAGCGACCCGAACCGTTTGGATATGCTGCTGCCGCCGAACCTCGTCAACCAGTTGCGCATCATCGCCAACAAGATCCAGTTCCGTCTGTAACAGACGGAGCTGCACCAATCGGAGAACATCGACATGTCAGGAAAAAATCGCGTCGGCGGCCTGATCGCGCTCAAGATCGACGGCGACCTCGTCAAAGCAAAAGGCAACTTCACCTACAACCTCGGCGCACCAAAGCGTGACGGCGTGATCGGCGCCGACGTGGTGCACGGTTACAAGGAAGTAGTTCAGATCCCGTTCATCGAGGGCGAGATCACCGACCATCGCGGCATGAGCCTCGAGGCGTTGATCCTCACCGACGAGGCCACCATCACGCTCGAGCTTGCGAACGGCAAGGTCATCGTACTGCGTGAGGGCTGGTACGCCGGCGAAGGTACGGGCAACACCGAGGAAGGCAACGTAGCCGTCCGTTTTGAAGGTCTCAGCGCAGAGGAAATTCGTTAATGACTGCTAAAGAACGCATCTACGAACTGACCGAAGAGGTCCGCATTGGCACTGGTGAAAAGGCCGAGGTCATCACCGAGGTAATCATCAAGCGCAAGCTCAAATACTTGCGTGGCTGCGCCGTGCGTGCCGGTGCTGATGGTGCTGGCGGCGTGTCGATCAACTTCGAATTCGACACGCTGATCGACCTGGCATCTAAAATGGTCGGCCTTCCGGTGTCCACCATCGAGGAGTTCAGCGAGAAAGACCAGTCTGAAATCATTCAGGAAGCGAACAGTTTTTTGTTCAAGCACCTCGGGACTGGCAAAGCGCCGTAACCGTCATCACGAAGGTTATGCATGTCCAGCCGTCCGAGGTCTGGGAGTTTGATTTAGACGACCTCGAGTTCTGGCTCGAGCGTGTTGAGGAGTGGAACCAATGGCAGCAGCCTTCCCGTTAGACGTAATCTTGCGCGCCATTGACCACGTTTCTGGGCCTCTCCGCGGTATCGCGGGGAAGGTTCAGGCGTTCGGTAATACCATCGCAGGGGTCCGTAACCGCATCTCTGGCCTGGCTGATCGAGCAGGCTTTCCCAAGATCATCGACTCGCTGAAAGGTGTTGGCTCTGCCGTCGGCGGCGTACTCAAAAACGTGGTAGCGCTGGGGGCTGGGCTGGTAGCCGCTGGCACAATTGCGCTTGCCTCTGGGTCGGCCATGGCAATGGCCTATGCAGACCTAACTGGGGCAATCGGCGACACGGCCGAGCGTACTGGTGTGAGCCGTGAGAAAATCCAAGAGCTTGGCTACGCGGCCCAGCTGACTGGATCATCTGCCGAGACGATGGCCGGCGCGCTGATGAAAATGAACTTGACGGTCGGCAAAGCGAAGGCCGGGTCGAAGGACCTGACCCAGATGTTTACGGGCCTGGGTATCAAGCTCAAGAACACGAACGGCACTATCAAAAATTCCGACGAGTTGTTCGACACCATTGTCGACCGGATCTCGAAGATTAAAGACCCTGCACTGCAAGCCCAGGCAGCCGTCAAGGTGTTCGGCAAGAGCGCTACCGAACTGTTGCCGATGATCCGCGGTGGTGCCGCTGGCCTGTCCGAGATGTCGGCCGAGGCTCGTCGGCTTGGTATCGTAATCTCGGATAGCGCGGTGCGCGAGGGCGAGGAATTCGGCGATGTCATCGACACGCTGAAATTTGCGATCCGTGGCGCAGGCAATACCATCGGCTCGGCGTTCATCCCGGTGCTGTCTCAAATGGGCAAATGGCTCACAGAGACCATCGTCAAGTACCGGCCTTATATCGACAAGTTCGCGCGCAGCCTGGCAGAGAACATGCCTGCAGCCATCGATAAGGTCGTAGGTTTCATGGGTGATCTCGCCGACAGCATCAAGCCGGTGATGAACGCACTCGACTGGCTGACCGATAAGTTCGGGGGGGCCAATGTCGCCTTGACGGCTATCGGCCTGATCATTGGCGGGCCGCTTATCGTGTCTCTTGCCGTGCTGGCGCAGTCGATCATTGCGGTAGGTGTGGCCCTGGCAACCACGCCTGTTGGCTGGTTCATAGCCGCCATCGCCGCCATCGCCGCCATGGTCTACGTCATCTACGATAACTGGGATGGGATCGTCGACTACTTTACCGAGAAGTGGGCGGCGGTAAAGGCTGCATTCTCCGACGGCATCATCAACGGCATGGTTCAGGTATGGAAGGAATACAACCCTGTCACTCTGATGATGGACGCTTTCAACGGCCTGGTTAAATACCTGTTTGGCTGGGACCTCGGCGCGATCCTGAAAGAGAAGATCACCGCGGCGGTGGCGGCAATCCAGTCGGCTCTGCCAGAATGGGCAAAGAGCCTGCTTGGTATTGACGGTGCAGCGGTGACTGTTGGCGCTACACCACCGGCTGCCGGCCAGCCCGTCGCGAACATCGGTCAGCGTGCGGCTTCAATCGGCCAGCAGGCAGCCCAGCAGGCAATGGGCAAGGACGACCGCGTACTCGTCACCGTGGACATGAAGAACGCACCGCAAGGAACCCGCGTTACCACGGACGGCACCAAGGGCGCGAAGTTCGACACCAATCTCGGGTTTGCCATGGGCGCCCCGAACTAAAGGAATCGCCGCATGACGTGGAAAGATGAGCTGCGCCCCGCATCGTTTCGGGGCGTACCTTTCAAGGTGGACAGCGCGGACAGCGCGCACGGCCGACGCCAGGCTGTCCACGAGCACGCCCAGCGTGACACGCCTCAGACTGAGGACCTCGGCCGGAAAGGTCGTGAGTTCACAGTCGACGGCCTGGTGCTTGGCAAGGACTACTTTGCTGCTCGCGATGCTGTCATCGCCGCGTGCGAGACAGCTGGCCCTGGCGTGCTGGTGCATCCTTACCGTGGCGAGATCACGGTCGTATGCCGTGGCCTGAGTGTCCGCGAGAGTGCCTCAGAGGGCGGCATGTGCCGCTTGTCTTTCACATTCCTCGAGGCTGGCGAGGCATCGTTCCCAAGCGTCGCCGTAGATAGCGTCAACGCCATCAGCAAAGCGGGTAACACGCTGACCGTTGAGGCCAAGCAGGGTTTCGTTGAGAAGTTCGTAACCACCGGCTTTCCTGCCTTTGTGCGTGATGCCGCGGCGTCCCAGCTCAAAGGGCTCGCCGACTTCATGGCGTCGCCCGGGGTGAGTTTGGCGGGTGAGCTGGACGCGGCTACAGACTTTTATTATTCGGTGCGCAGCTTGGCGGCCGAGGCAGCCGACTTGGTTTTGGCACCGATTGATTTAGCCAGCAGGCTTGTCGGAGTGATCACCAGTATTCGCTCTGGGTTCGGTTCATTCGCTGACTTTTTGCCGGGGCTTAGTGCGCTGTCTGGTCCTGGCTCTGGAGCTTCTGGTGCGAACTCAACTCGTGCGCTGCGCCGGCTGATTGATCAAACCTCAACCCCTTACGAGGGCATCACAGAAACTCCCAGCCGCCAGCAGCAGGCCGCGAACTACACCTCGTTGAACGATCTGGTGCGCCAGGTCGCAATCAGCGAACTGTCGAAAGAGTCGGTCGTGACAGATTTCGAGAGCATTCAGGACGCCACCAAGGCGAGAACAGAGATCACTGACCTGCTCGATGCCGAGGCCGAGAGCACTACGAACGACAGCGTTTATGCGGCTATCGGCGCCCTGCAGACCACTGTTGTCAGGGGCATCCCCCAGCAAGGTCAGACACTACCGCAGCTGATCAGCTACACCCCGCGCGTCACTCTGCCATCGCTGCTTATCGCCTACCAAGTCTACGGCGACGCAAGTCGAGCGGATGAGATCGCGCTGCGCAACAAGCCACGGCACCCGGGGTTCCTGCCAGGCGGTGAGCCGCTAGAGGTGCTGGCAGATGGATGACCTTGAGCTGCTGGTCAACGGCAGCAACTATGCCGGATGGACGTCTCTGGCCTTGACGCGCGCAATGGATGCCGCCTCTGGTGCTTTCACGGTGACGCTGACAGAGCGCTGGGAAGGCCAGGACGGCGCCGCTGCACAGCTTGAGCCGTGGCCTATCCTGCCGGGTGATGAGTGCGAGGTGCGCCTTGGTGGCAAGACGATGATCAGCGGGTACGTCGACATCTTCAAGCCGTCGTTCAGCCCGACCGATCACAGCATCAACATCCAAGGCCGTGACAAGACGTCAGACCTGATCGACTGCGCGGCAGTGCATAAGCCTGACGAATGGAAGAACATCACCGTCCTCAAGCTGGCACAGATCCTGTGCGAGCCGTTCGGAATCAAGGCCCGGGCAGACGTCGACGTGGGCGCAGCCATTCCGCTGATCAAGCTGAATCAAGGCGAGACAGCCTTTGAAGCCATTGAGCGATATGGCCTGCAGCGCAAACTGCTCGTGATGCCTGATGGTGCTGGCGGACTGCTGCTGACCCGCACCGGCACACGGCGCGCGGGCACATCTCTCGAGCAGGGCGTCAACATAAAGTCGGCCAACGGATCGCTAGACCATTCGCAGCGGTTCAGTCAGTACCTCGTCAAGGGCCAGGCTGCATACAGCCAGGATACCGACGGGGAGACGGAGTCGCACGTCGAGGGCCGGATAACCGACAGCGGCATCAAACGATACCGGCCGATGCTGATCGTCGCAGAGGCCGGCGGCAGCACCAACAGCGCGCTCGAGCGAGCCACCTGGGAAGCCAACACGCGGCTCGGCAAATCGGCGTCGGCACAGATCACGGTGATGGGCTGGCGGCAAACCCCAGGCGGCGAGCTGTGGCTGCCGAATATGCTGGTCTACGTCAAGTCGCCATGGCTGCGGATGGATGGCGAAATGCTGATCCGACAAGTGACGTTTAACCGTGATGGCACGGACGGCAGCGAGGGAACCACCACTCAGATCGACATATGCAGCCCGCAAGCGTACTCGCCGGAACCACCAGACAGCAAAAAAGGCAAGAAGAAAAAGACGAAAAAAGGCGGCCGAAACATCTGGGCCGAGGCTATTGGCGAGGAGGACGCACCAGAATGATGCGGGAAATCAGGAACGTTCAGCAACGCATTATGATGGCCATCGCCCGGGGCGTGGTACGTGCGATCTCAGACGCCGGCAGTCGTCAGACAGTGCAGGTTGAGTTGCTCAAAGACGAGCTGCGCGACGGCCTGGAGCGCATGCAAAACTACGGCATGACCTCTCACCCCCACCCTGGCGCAGACGCCGCGGTGGTGTTCCTCGGCGGAAACCGTGAGCAGGGCATCGTGCTGGCCATGGAGAACCGACAGTTCCGAGTTGTCGGCCTGCAGCAGGGTGAGGTGTGCATCTATGATGACCTGGGCAATCGCGTGACCCTGCTGCGTGACATGGTGAAAATTGAGGCAGTCCAGCATTTAGAGGCGATTGCGCCTACCATGAAAATCGTATCGGCTGTTACTATTGAGGGCAGCTTAAAGGTGGATGGCCCGACTGATTTGACCGGCGCCGTATCGACCACCGGCACCATCACGAACAATGGCAAAAACATCGGCGCGAGTCACACGCATCCGGTTTCAGGCAGCAGCACAGGCGGGGTTAACTGATGGCGGATATTGCGCTGGTGATGGGTGAATTCGGGGGCGACGTCGTCGTCGACGGGTTCGACCTTGCCCGCGATGACGGGCTCGAGACCAGTGTCGTTATCAGCCTGTTTACCGACAGCCGTGCGAGTACCGACCTGATCCCGGCCGAACTACCGAAAGATGATTTGCGTGGCTGGTGGGGCGATATTGGCAACGAGCCAGGCGACAACACTGGCTCGCTGCTGTGGCTGCTCAAGCGCGAAAAGCAAGTAGCCAACACGCTCACCAGAGCAAAGCAGTATTGTCGCGATGCTCTCAAGTGGATGACCGAGGATCTCGTCGCCTCGCGCATTGAGGTAGCCGCCGTATTCATTGCCACGGGGTGGATGCAAATCACCATCGACATCTACAGGCCGAGCGGCGAACTAGTTCGCTACCGATATAATTATGAATGGGCGGCGCAAGCCGCTAAGAGGGTGCCCTGATGCCGTTCGCACGTCCAAGTCTGACGGAAATCATCGACCGCGTTATCGCGGACATCAGCAACCGGATCGCCGGCGTAGATAGTGCTGTGATGCGGCGCTCGCTGCTGGGCATTCTCGGGCGCGCAGAGGCCGGGACTGCTCACCTGCTCTATGGGTATATCGATTGGGTGGCCCGCCAGGTCATGCCGGACACCGCCGAGAGCGAATTCCTGCAGCGGTGGGCAGACATCTGGGACGTCCAGAGAAAGCAGGCAGAGTTCGCAGTCGGCCCTGTATCCTTCGTGGTGTCCTCTGGAACCATCCCTGCGGGAACCATTCTCCAGCGCCAGGACGGCGTTCAGTACAAGGCCATGGCAGATGCCACGGTCGTCGGCACGAACGCCACCATCAGCGCGCAGGCGCTTATCGCTGGCGATGACGCAAACTTTCCGGCGGGCAGTCGCATCAGTTTGCTGTCTCCAATTGGTGGCGTTCAATCTACCGGGGTGGTTGGTGCCGGCGGCATCACTTCAGGCGTCGACGTCGAGTCTGACGACCGGCTTCGCGCGCGTCTCCTTGAGCGAATTCAAAACCCTCCACAAGGTGGATCGGCAGCCGACTACGTGCAGTGGGGGCTCGAGGTCCCTGGCGTAACGCGTGTTTGGGTTTACCCTCGCCAGATGGGTGCGGGCACGGTAACGGTGCTGTTTGTTACCGACGATGACCCGAGCGGAATCATCCCAAGCCCTGGTAAAGTTGCCGAGGTCCATGAATATATTGACGAGCGGCGGCCAGTAACCGCAGAGCTTTTCACGGCGGCGCCTATTGCTGACCCGCTGAACCCTGTAATCGCCATAAGACCAAACACCCCCGCGGTGCAGGCTGCGGTAACTGCCGAGCTTGAGGATCTGCTAGTGCGCGATGCCGTGCCGTCCGGGACCATCTTGATCAGCCGTATGCGTGAGGCGGCAAGCATCGCGGCCGGCGAAATGAACAACGCTTTCACGTCGCCGACCGCGGATGTGCCGCATGCTACCGGGCACATCGCGACGCTCGGCACCATCACGTTCACGACTCTGGCGTCTTAACCTATGGCTCGCACGAGAGACGACTACAAGGCACAGCTCAAGGCGCTGATGCCGCCTGGTGAGGCTTTCCCCCGTGATGCCGGATCAAACATGGATGAGCTGCTGTCGGCGCTTGCTGAGGAATGGGCACGCATCGATGGCCGAGGCGAGCAGCTGATCGTCGACGCTCTACCGCTGACCTCGACAGAGTTGCTTTCGGACTGGGAGCGTGTTGCCGCACTCCCAGATAAATGCGCGGGAACACTCGAGAGCACAATGCAGGGCCGGCGTAATGCCCTGGTTTCGAAACTGGCGAGCACTGGCGGCCAGTCGAAAGCGTATTTTATCGCTGTCGCCAAGGCTCTCGGGTACGAGATCACGATCTCTGAGTTCCGACCGTTCCGTGCTGGATGGTCTCGGGCTGGCGATCCCCTGACAAACGGTGACTGGGTCTACACCTGGCGGGTCAATGCCAACGAGACGACCATCATCGATTTCAGGGCAGGCCGATCAGCGGCCGGTGAGGCTCTAAGGACCTGGGGCAATGACACGCTAGAATGCAAGATCAACCAGCTTAAACCGGCGCACACGATAGTCTTGTTTGGGTACGGCGCGCTTGAGGCCGAGGCGACGTTCTTGTCAGCTGACAGACTGTTCTTCTCGGCGAACTACCAAATACCGGAGATTTTATGAGCGACCCAGCAAGCATAGACGACCGCATTTTAGCGGCCATTTTGAAGGCCGAAGACGGCGCCCGGATCTATGGCGGCGTGGCTAACCTGCCGGCGGGCTCTTACATTGAAACCGAGTCGGGGCCGATTCCTTCTATCGCCGAATGGCAGATGATCCACGCCGACGCGCTCGGCCGCATCCCTGCAATTCAAACCGAGATCGAAGCGCTGCAGGCTGAACAGGCCAGGCTTTACAACAACATCGACCCACTGCAAGGCGCAAGCGTTCTGGGGTTTCGCCGGGACAACGCCACTCTGCCGAACTTTGTGGCGGACATTCTGCGCGATCAAGCGGTGTCAACCTTTGAGGCGATACCCCGATCTCAGTGGGCGGCAATTAAAGCCGGGACCTCTGCCTATGTGGCAACGAGTGCTATTCAGGCGTTGCTTGACTGGGCCGCAGCAAACAACAAGGCGGTGATCCACCCCGAGGGCGTCCTAAACACTGGAACGCTAATCGCCAAGCCTGGGCTTAAAGGTTTCTTCGGCGCCGGCGGACTTAAATGTATTGACCCATCCGAGGGCACGGGGATCGGTCTGATCGTTGTGCAGGGCAGTTTCTACGGCCCAACTTACAACGGCCTGGATGATTGCTACATCGGCGGCGGCTTAAAAATCGATATGAACGGCAGCGCCAAGCGAGGGCTGTTCTTAAACAGCCTGACCAACTGCCGGATCGACAATATCACCACAAGGAATCTCGGCCGTAACAGCACGGCGGCTATCCGCCTGAACTGGGACTGCACCGACAACATCATTCAAAACTGCCGGTCGTTCATGCCTGTTATTACGTCGGACTCCGAGGCGTGCTACGGCGTGCAACTGGTCGGATCTGACATCGAGTATTCTGGCTGGGGTACTGGTGCGATTGTTCCGGCTACACACAAAAACCTGCGCAACAAGATTGTCGATTGCTGGTCGTACAACGGAACTCACGGATTCAGCCTGACCGGGTCCGATGAAAACATAATCATCGGCTGCACCGGATACGGTAACAAGCATCGCGCCCTGCACTTGATCAACAGTAGTTCGAACGTTTTCAACGCGAACCACTGGCTGTTCTTCGGCTCGGCCGCAATGATCATGGCCTATGGTTCCTCGCGAAACATCGGCGTCGGTAACATCTGTTTCTCGTCGGTCGATGGTGGCGAGTCCGGAATCGAGTGCTACGTCGGCAGCAGTTACAACTTTATCTCGGGCGGCACGGTACGCACTGGGGGCAACTACGGCCTTTATGTGGCTATTGACTCGAACGGTAATGAGTTCACTAACCTGACCGTAGATTGCACGTCGACCAAAAAGGCAGGCATTGCCATTGAATCGGACTGGATGGCCAGTCCGCCGGCCGGCACGCTCCCATACAGCCGACCAAACTACGGCGCGCCACCGTCGCCAAAAGTTACCTGGGCAACTGCCGGTACAAACGCGAACATCTTCAAGAATGTAACTTTGAAGAATGGCAATGCTTCTATTGCTGCGGTCTATGGCTCTCAAGTTGGAACCGTTGGCCCGAGCATTTTGAACTCGATCATCGACTGCCACTTCGAGGAAAGTTCATTTAACCACTTGTTCTACTTGGCCGAGGTTACATCGGGCCTGCTGACTCAGTGGAATATCTCGAAGACGACAACGAACTATCAGGCCGTTGGCAAGTCGTTTGCAACGAGAGGTCGCGCACATCTGCAGAGCTGTTTCGGGAACGATACTTTCAACGGAAACGGATACTACGCGCCACCAACTAACGCAGCGCAGCCGAGCGTTTTCGCGTCCGACAAGCTGAACCTTTCCGGCTACACTGCGCCTACCAACACCAACTATTTCTCGGGCGGGATGCCAGGGCAGCGGGTTGAGGTATTGCTCGGCACGAATAACACCCTCGTGCACACGGCAGGCCAGTTCATCCTAAAGGGCGCAACCAACGTCGTAGGTGCGGTAAACTCAATCATCAGGTTTGAGAACCGGGCCGGCATCTGGTTTGAGACCGGCCGGAACTTCTAACAGAGGCAGCAAAAATGCACAGAATTGACGTGCCGTCGGCAACGCCCGACAACGAATTCACCGAGGGCAGTCCTACCGGCGGTGTGCCGGCGACGGTTGTCTCGGCGTCTTGGCTTAACGACATTCAAGAGGAGCTGATCAGCATCTTGGTGGCGGCCGGCATCGTGCCGGTCAAGGGTGTTCAGGATCAGGTAATTGCGGCTATTCGATCCGTTGCTACTGCGCAGTTTATTGCGCAGTTCACTGGAGCAAACCAGCTCAAGGCCGCGAACGGATTCCAGAAACTGCCCGGCGGTTTCATCCTTCAAGCTGGGGTCAGCAACGGAACCACCACCGAGGTGGGGGTAACCTTTCCCGTGGCTTTCCCAAACTTGGTTATGTACGTCGGCACGAGTGACCGAGTCATGTCCGGCACCACCGTGCGGGCGATGTTCTCGGTCGGTAACGTCCTGCTCGGTGGTTTCACTGTAATCGCCATCGGCTCTCTTGTTCGCGGCAGTCCATCGCTTGCGGCTCCCGGCCTGTATGGCTGCCCATGGTTCGCAATAGGATATTGACAAATGAAAATCTTCTTTAGCCCAGGCACAAAATGGTTCTACAGCAGCCATACGCACAACGCCGAGAACATGCCGGCCGACGTGATCGAGATCAGCCTCGAGCTGCACGCGACTCTGCTCGAAGGCGAGTCGAACGGAAAGGTTATTTCGGCAGACAAAAAAGGCAACCCGATCCTGATCGACCCGCCACCACCGCCACCACCAACGGCCGACGACATTCGTGCGCTTCGGTCGATGGACTACCGCAACGAGTCCGACCCGTTGTACATGGAGTGGCAGTTCGATCAGACGCCAGAGGCAGAGGCCGCATGGCGAAGCAAGGTCGAGGAGATCAAGGCACGCCACCCGATGCCGGATCAGTAAACCCCGAGGGCGTCAACCCATAGATCCACCAATACCCCGCCAAGTGCGGGGTTTTTATCATCTGCCCTACCAACCAAGAGGGCAGCACAATGCACCGTATCGATGGGCCTGGGGCCACAGCAGAACACCTTTTCACCGAGGGCGACCCTACGCAGGGCGTGCCGGCTACGAACGTCACCGGGGCATGGCTGAATGCCGTGCAGGAAGAGATCGCCCACGCGGTCGAGGACTCTGGGATTGCGCTGAACAAGATGAGCAACAACCAGCTAGCGCAGGCGATCCGCATCATCGCCGGCCAGGCAACTGGCTGGTCCACGGGTGACGTCAAGTTGACCATGAAGCCTGCGGCAGATGCCGGATGGATCATGTGCAACGACGGCACCATCGGCAAGGCTGGCAGCGCGGCCACCACGCGAGCAAACGATGACTGTCAGGCGCTGTTCGTCTTGCTATGGAACGGGGTGGCGAATGCACAGGCGCCTGTCAGTGGCGGTCGTGGCGCCAATGCCGCGGCGGACTGGTCGGCAGGCAAGACCATCGGCCTCACAAAGATGCTCGGCCGGGTGCTTGGCATTGCCGGCGGCGGTGCATCGCTCACGGCTCGCGTGATCGGCGAAGTGCTGGGCGCCGAGACGCATGTGCTGACGACCGCGCAGATGCCAGCTCACGGCCACGGCGTGACCGACCCCACGCACGCCCACAGCGTTTATGACCCTGGCCACGCCCACTTAATCGGCGGCAGCTTCAACGGTTCCGGCACGTCCTCGAACGGCGGCTATCTGGTGCCAGGCGGCACTAACGTTGGCACGTCTGCGTCGGGCACTGGCGTGAGTATCTATGGTGCGGCGACCGGGGTATCGATTCAAAGTAACGGCTCTGGCCAGGCGCACCCGATCATGCAGCCGACGACCTTCCTTAATGTAATGATCAAGCTTTAAAAACCGTTGTCACAAGTAACATCACAGTAACGCACGCGCGTTCATCGCAGCGCGCGTGTTACCGACTTGAGGTAATGCTATGCTTGGTCCAGATTCAAAAACTGGCAATCTGAAATCATCTATCAAACCGGGCCATAGGAATATGAAAATGCCGGAAAAAGACCCGAACTTTTGGGCCGCCCTTTGGGCCGGTGCTTCTGCAGTGTGGTCCACGGTCGTGGCCGCAATGAGCAGCTCGACCTGGCAGGGGGTAATTATGGCCGTCATCATCTCCTTTTTGCGCGTCCTGTACGACGCCAAGGAAACCAGCAAAGTACGCATCCTGCTCGAGTCGCTTATCTGCGGCGCTCTGAGCCTCTCCGCAAGTAGTGTCATCGAGTGGATGAGCTGGCCGCCGAGCCTTTCAGTGGCTGCCGGTGGGGCCATCGGGTTCCTCGGCGTGACGGTCATCCGTTCGTTTATCCTCAAGTTCATCGGCAGAAAGGTGGACACGGTATGAGACTTTCCCCGAACGGCGTTGCGGTTGCCCACTACTTCGAGGCGTGCAAGCTGGTCGCATACCCTGACCCTGGCAGCCGCGATGGAAAGCCGTGGACGATTGGGTGGGGGCACACCGGGCCAGAGGTCGTTAAGGGGCTGGTGTGGACGCAGGCGCAGGCCGACAACGTATTCCTTTCTGACGTCACAAAGTTCGAGCGAAACGTCGCCGCGCTGGTGAATGTCAATCTCACCCAAGGCCAGTTCGACGCGCTGGTGCTGTTCGACTACAACACCGGATCGCTGCGGACATCGACGCTGCTCAAGCTGCTCAATGCTGGCGACTATGCCGGGGCCGCCGCCCAGTTCGCTCGCTGGAACAAGAACGACGGCAAGGTGATGCGCGGCCTGATCCGTCGGCGTGCAGCAGAGGCCGCGTTATGGGCTGGTAAGTCCGGCACCCAAGCAATTACCGCTGGAGTGGCAGCAGCATGAGCGCACTCAAAGGCTTCGCACTGGCCGGCGTGATCACTCTCGTCGGCCTGCTGTTGGTCGGCATCCAGCAGTACCGACTGCAGGCGGTACGCGCCGAGGTGGTGGCCGCCATGACCGAGCGTGACACCGAAAAGAAGGCCAAGCAGGACGCCGTCGATGCAAACGTCGTCAGCCAGGCCACCATCACCACGCTGCAGGCAGAACTCGAGCGCAACCGAAAGTACGCCGCCGATCTCGATCAGCGCATCAAAGCGAGCGAGGCCAAGGCCAAGCTGGCGAGGACCGAATATGAAAAACTCAAAAGGAATAGCAAGCCTGTTCGCGATTGGGCTGATCAGCCTTTGCCTGACGGGCTGCGCGGGAAAGCCGGCAAGTCCCTTGGTGGTGACAAAGACATCAGCAATAAGGCTAGAGGGTCCTGATCTGGTCTCATGCGAGCGGGTGTCGGATGAAGAAAACGCTGCCCTTCAATCGAATGATGACCTCTGGAACCTGAAAGAACGCGCCATTAAACTGCTGGACACTTGCGCCGATCAGGTCGATGCGAGGATACTCCGTAGCAACACACGCTGAGCCATCTGGACCGCCAAGGACTGGCACGCTTGCCCCGACTAACCCTCGGGGCTTTTTTATGCGTTGTCACCGCGCGGTGGCTTCTCGATCACCACCACGTCATCGCGCCGGCGGCCAGGTCGTGGAATGCGTGCGTCGTCCATATCGCCATTGCATGCACTGATCAGGACGGACAGCAGCAGGATGAACTTAGCGGCAGGCGCCAGGATGCCGGCAACGAATGCCCGGGTGATGAGGTGTGCTCGGTTGGACGCTTGCAGCTTGATAGCCGCGCTGGCGATATGGGCGTTGGTGGTGGCCTCGGTAATGCCGAGAATGGTCCCGGCTTCCCAAGCTGTTTTCCCCTCTGCCACCCATAGCAGGGCCTCGCCTTCGCGGGCGGTGAGAGGTCCCAGGTCATTGATAAAAACCTCGCGTCCCTGCACGCGAATCGTCCTTACCGGCCGCGCCGGGTGACAGGTTAGGTAAAGTGGCGCTGCCTGAATTTACGCAGCCGGTTGCGGCCGTTCGTCCGCGAGCATTCGCGGCACACCCTGTAACCACGGGTATCGAGCACGGTATTTTCCGGCGTGTACTCGTGGCCCATGTAGCAGTGCGATTTTATAAAGCGTCTCGTCTTTATGCAAAAAAAGTCAGCCACGGTTTAGCCTCTTATATTCGGCGTCATAGGCATTCCAGCCTTCCCGAAACCCAGGGGATAGGCGATTGTGCTCACCTTCGACGTTATTGCCAGTCGGCATGCGCTCAGGCAGCACCACCGCTACCGGCTCGGCCTGGGGCTTCCCGTCGATGCGGTAAGACTCTGCAAGCTCGGCGCGCAGGCTGGCGATCAGCTTCTGTTGCTGCTCGATGATCTCTTTCTGCTGATCGGCTACACCCTTCCAGTTCACGCCGTCCCCCTGGGGCTGGGCGGCGGGCTTGCATACCGGGCAATCCTTGACGCACTCAACCGGCCCATTTTCAAACTCAACGCCACCAGAACCAGTAATTTCGCCATCTGGAACATGGCCCAGCCCGTTGCAGGTCTTGCACGCGGGCTCATCCAGCAGGGCGCGCAGCTCTTGCTTATCCCGATACCACTGATCGTCCTGCGAAACCGGCACGCTGTATTCAATGAAATTTGCAAGCGTTGCACGCGGCACGCCGTCAATCGTTTTGCTGGATGGCTTCCACCACTCAGGCTCACTTCCAGCCTCAAGCCTTGAAGATTCGCAGCCGCACTTTTCGCACGGGCCTTGTTTTACCGACGGCCCGGATAAGAGCCACTGGTGCGCGCACTTGCTGCACTCGAAATAGAACTTCATAAATCACCTCAGCAAATCAGTTGTGCCAGTGCCAGCAGGCACCAGCAGTAGGCGGGGAGTTGGGCCATGATCAGCGCCCCTGTCTCAGATCGGCCAGCTTGCGGGTCAGGTCGAGCGTTGCTCGCAGGGCGGCGGCCCGGGCCTTGCCGGTGCTGATGAATTCGAAGCTTTTAACGTCGGCCGGAATGCCGCCCATCATCTGGGTGGTATGGCTCAACAGCCTCGGAGCCTTGTTCTGCTGCCGGATCTTGCGCAGCGCTTTGAGCGCCTTCATGGTGCGCATGATCTCGATCAGCGCCTCGTCAATGGTTTTGTCTTGAATCATGATGCACCTCGTTAGAAAGGGAAGTCGTAGACGGCGCCGCACACGCTGCAGGTCTCGTCACCGTTGGCATGTGGCGGGCCAAGCCAGTCGCAACTATGCGTGCCAGGTTCTGGCGCTGGCGCTTCTGGCTCGGGCCCATCCTCGGGCAGAACGTCGTCAGCCGCCGACGCAAGGCCATCCTCGAACCCGCGCTGATAGTGCTGGAACATCGCCTCGGTGCTGCTGTTGGTGAACGTGCCGTCGGCGCTCATGTGGATGAGGCTGGAAACGAGTGGGTTCTCGCGGCTGCGGCCCTTGAGGATGATCTCGGCGAAGCGTTCGCGCAGGGTCATGGCATCTTGCTCCCGATGAATGCAGCGGCGCGGACGATGGCCCGGCGCACCGATGCCAGATCGTAGACGTGGTCTTGATGGAAACTCTCGGCGTCCTCGCCATCGGGGATCACGTAGGTAGTGATGCCGGTGCCTTCGCCGTACAGCGCGATGTGAATGTTCAGCAGGAAGGCCAGCCGCAGCGCGTCGCCGTCGTCGGTGAGTGGTGACCAGAGAGCGCCGTCGCCTTTGCCGGTACCGTCCACCCAGATCCCGACGTTGTAGCAATCCCACTCGGGCCCAAGCGTGCGCCCAGCAGCCTTTGCCGCCAGCGCTAGCAGTTCGTGGTCGCTCATTGGTCACCGCCTTGGGCGTCAGGGTCGTGGGGAATTCCGCGCAGGCCCGTGCGCTCGAGCACGCGAGTAGCGGATTTGTCCTTTTCAGGATCGATCAACAGGCCGCTTTCGAACACCTGCTGCGCATGGCGCTGGAACGCATCGCGGGTGGCGTTCGGCACGATGATCACGCGCAGATCAATGCGCTCGGCACGACCACGACGGAACTCGCGGTACTCGTCGCAGGTGACGTTATTGTCGGGGTGCAGCAGCCAACGGCTACCAAGTTGCTGGGCAGAAGCCTGGGCCCGGGCAGCGTTGCGACGGCGCAGGCTGTCGATGTAGACGTCGGTCATTGGTTCGGTATGGCGAGACATAATCCTTTCCTCTGGCGTGGGGGATGGGTGCCAGTTCGGCACCCGGTGGTGCCTTACTCGGCGTCGTCGCGGATCAGCAGGATCCGATTATGACCGCCCGCAAGTTTCCGAATGACCCCGTCCGACGCGCCCGGCTCGGCGAACACAAGCTTAACCGCCTCGCCATGGTTAGGTTGAATGAAGTCAGGCAGAAGTTTTCCCAGTTCTTGAAGCAAGATCGATTTCCCGCTGCCAGACGGGCCGCGCAGAACAAGCTCGACAACGCTGAGTGCAGGCCGATCTGGCTCGGCCTGCACGGCATCAATCGGATTGAAACGCGCATCGTATGCAGCTAGAGCTATGTCAGCCTCGACCCATCCCATTCCTGGGTTAGTGGCGATGGACACCCACAAAGTGCGGCGTTCTTCCTGGATCGGATCATGTTTAATTAGTTGTGCCATTTCCTTTCTCTCTCTATTGCGTTCATGAAAATGGCGGCCGGGATGCCCGACCGCCTTGTGTACGGCACAACTATAGCGCTAAGTATTGCGCAACACAACTATCCGCACATCACCCCGGCGACCATCGCGCTGTTGCCCTTCTTTTTCCAGTTGGCCGCGTTGACGTAGCGCATGGTCGACACCGTGCTGCGGTGCCCCAGCAGGTCGGCAACCTCACGCAGCGACAGGCCACTGAGCGACGCCATGGTGCCGTACGTGTGGCGAAGGTCGTGCAGGCGCATCACCGGCAGTCCAGCGCGCTTGCAGATGGCATGCCACGGTCTGGATGGGCTGACCATGTGGGTACCGTGGATGTGGCCCGGCACAATCCAGTCGCCTTTATCGACGGCGCGCATGGCGGTGAGCATGGCGACGGCGGCAGGCGGCAGGTCGACGTCTTTTTTTCCGCCCTTACTGTCTGGCAGAGCCAACACCGCCCGGTCGAAGTCGACCCATTCCCAGCGGGCCGTGCGGATCTCAGACTGCCGGCACCCGGTCATCAGCAGCAGGCGGACCAGCGGCACGACCGACAGACCTTTCAGCCGGGTGCGCTCGGTGTTGTCCAGCTCGGCGATCAGCCTGGCCAGCTCCTCGGGATTGAGCACCACCTCGCGCTCCTCCTCCTTGTACCGCTTGATATTGCGGCACGGGTTGCTGCCGTCGTCGCGCCACCCCCACAGCTCGGCCATCTTGAGGGCGTGGCTGATCAGGGCGAGCGTCCGGTTGGCCACGTAGGGACGATCTTTCAGGGCGACGTGCAGCGCCATGACGTCATCGCGCTTGAGCGCACGCACACTGTCGTCGCCCATGGCTGGAATGATGTGGTTCGTCCATAGGGCCCGGTCGGCATCCTGGCTGCGTTCCTTCTTGTGCAGGTCGCTGTGCTCACGCTCGTACCGCAGGCGCAGGTCGCTGACGGTCGGGCCGGCCTCAACGACCGCAGCAGGGTCACGGCCGTCTGCCAGTGCGGCGAATACGTCGCGGGCTTTCTGGCGGGCCTGCTCGACCGTGATCTGCCCGTGCCGGCCGATGGGCAGCTTGCGGGCCTTGCCGCCTAACCTGTACCGGGCAACGTAGAGCTTTGCGCCCGATGGCGTTACGCGCAGGCAGAAACCAGGCACGTCGGCATCGGTGTGCCATTCCTCTTTGGTGGGCTTGGTGATCGAGTCAATGAAACGCTTGGTAAGGCGTTGACGCATGGGTGTCGCTTTCTTGCGTGTGCCCCCAAATCTCGCTCCCACAATGCGGGTCGATCTATCGGGGCAAGTTGGGGGCAAGCGCGGCGGGATTCGCCGTGATGTGCCGGGTGAGGATAGGTGCAACGGTCGCACCCCAACACCCTGATTTCACAGCGTTATCGGGTAATTGCAGGTCGTTCCGTGAACCTGCGGGAAGTCATAGCGCAATGACTTTTAATCATCAACCCCTATTTTTGAAGGGCCTGTGAATTAAAGGTTTTTGTTGGGTCGCCGAAAAGTCTGGGCACGCTGGGGGCATAAAATAAAGTGGGCGGGTAGCTCAGTGGTAGAGCAGCCGGCTTTTAACCGGCTGGTCGTGGGTTCGAGCCCCACCCCGCCCACCACTCAAAAGGATCGGTGTAGATCATCCGGTTTCCCTTAGAAATATTTATTGATGCCGGTATGACTTGGATGTTTGAGGCGCAGTGCAGACCGCAGGCATTCCTCGCCTTGAGCGGCACCATGTGGTCGACGTGCCACGGGAACCCAAAAAGTTCGGCCCGAAGCCTGGCTAGTGAGTCGGCCTCGTCGAGAACGAACTGGTCCAGTTCACCGAACCATTTTGGCGTGGCGCCGTTCTTTGTCGCCCGACGCTTGCGACAGTGCCCGGCATTGTTTTCTCTTGCCTCTTGGTTGCCGTGATACCAAGCCAATGCAGCGGCGTTAACTTTCGCTCGATTCGCTGCAAAGTATTCGCCCTGCTGTTTTCGAATTGATTCTCTGTTGTTCGCATATGACTTGTTTCGGCAGATCTTTTTGCAGTCTCCGCAAACAGATTTCCTTACGTCACGCTCGACAATATGACCCCTGATGCAAGGCTTACCCGTGAAGTACTGCGCCATGCCAAGATCTCTGGCAATGGCGCGGGTTATTAGGTGGATGTGCTTCACACGAAGAACCGGCGGCGCCCATCAATCACCAGCACGCCGAAGACGTAGACCGCAAAGCAGATAAGCGGGTCGACCTTGGTTGTTTCGTGCCAGTACACCATGCCGGCGGCCAGGGCGATATGCAGGGCGAGCCTCATGCTTGACGCCTCTGGACCGTGTTTATGTAAGCCGCGAACTCGATCTTCAATTTGTACTCGCCCTGTTCCAGCACCACCAGCTGCATGCCCCTGATGGTGATCGCCTCGAGGATCTTGCGCGGCGTGTGGATCGACGGCGAGTTCTGCCAGTCAGGCAAGGCCAGCACTAGGCCGTGGTGCCCAAGCAGATCCTCGGGCTGCACAACGTTGGTCACCTTGCTGGGATCGATCCACGGGTTGGCGGCCAAGAATAGGCTAAGTTCGTGGCGGGTGCCGGCGATGATTGGGATGGTGTTTTTCATGTCAGCTCCAATGCGCCGGCGGCGCGTGGGTTGTTGTCGTTGTCGTGTTCGCCTGGCAACGGCTCAAGGCCGTATTTCAGTGCGCGCTGTATGGTGTCCAGCTGACTGCGCAGGCGCTGCACCTCTCGGTCGTCGATGATGCGCAACCTGGCCACCCGGATGGCCTCGGCCAGATCGGTCACCGAGGCGTCGACATCTAGGCCCAGGTCTCGCGCCAACATGCGATAGTCCTCGTCGAGCTGATCGCGGCCGCGCTCGATGCGTTCCTTGGCCCACTTCAATTCGCGCTGCGTGCCGGTGCGGATCTCCTCGGCCTGCTTGTTCGCCTCCTCGGTGGCCATGATGATGCGCCCCTCGGCTGCCGACAGGTTGCTTAACAGGCTGCCGATCACGTCGCCGTGACGCTTGCGGATAGCCTGCGTCGCCTGCCACTTGTTCAGCTCTCGCGGTACGATTGCCCTGTTGCGCTTCACCTCGCGGTCGATGCCGTCGATCATCAGCTTGACCCACGCCTCATGCGAGAGCGTTTCGAGGCGTTGCATGGTGGGACCCTTGACGGTGCGCCAGCCGGTGTCATAGCGAACGATCAAGCCGCACCCGGCGGGCACGTCCTCTTTCTTGATCAGGCCGGCCGGCACAGCGAACACTACCGCGCCGGCGAACTTGAGGTAGCTCTGCCACTTGCCTTTGGTGATGTCGCTGCGAAAGTCAGAAACCGACACCTTGCACTCGTAGGCGACTGGCGCGAACCGCACAAAGGACTTGCGCATGGTGTACACGTCGGGCCGTGGGCTGCCGCTCGGGCCCATCTGCATGTCTTCCCACGCGATAATCTCGGTGTTTGCGCGCAGGTGTTCAGCCAGGTCATGGGCGAGAGCGTCGTGGTTCCAGCGGATGGCGTCGGTCATGGCATCACCCGCTTGAATTCCACCACCCAAACCCACGGGTTTGCATCCCATGCGTGCGGGCCATTGATCTCGCCCCAGAGGTGACAGAACGAATCGACCGCTCTGGGTGCTGGACAATCGCACCCGCACGGCTCGTTGTTGCCGCAGTTGGTGCACCCGCCGTCGGTGATACCCTCGGCACGGGCCTGCTCCTCGCTGATGTCCTGCAGGCGCTCGACGCGCACGTCGGTGATCTCCAGCAGGATGCGGCTGTCACGGCGGCGCATGTGGATGCTGGGCTTCCATGGGCCGCCGTAGTCGGTGCGGTTGTCGCACTCGCGGTAGACAACCCAGCTTTCGCCAGGCGCCTTGGCCACGCTGATCTCCGCCCAGGCTTCGCGCACCCACAGCCGGTCGCCGGGCTTGCCATACGGACAAGGTGCGTATTCTTCAAGCTCCTTGGCGCACTCAGCTTCGGTCGATCCAAATACGCAGAAGCCATAGCGCGGGTCTCGCTGGCCAATTGCGCTCCAGCGCTGACGATCGCCAACCGGAATGGCGGTGTCCTCGGTTGGGATTTGGAAGCCTTTCACCTCTCGCCGCGTGACCGTCTTCCGGCCTTCCAGGATGGCGCGCACCATTGGGCCGCTGAATAAAATAGGACGTTCCTTAATGCCCATGGTGAACCACCTCCCAAACTTCTGCATTTTGAATTGCTTCGAGTGTCACCAGTCGGCGACCTCCCATCGTGCCGGACAAGCCGACTGACGTGGCCGACACGGTGTCGACCACGAACAGGCGGCCGGTCGGCCGGTGACGCAGCGTTGTGCGCCCAGCGACCGGCGTGTTCATCAGCCGATGACCTCGCGGGAGCCGTTGGTGTTCATGGCGGTGACAACGCCCTGCAGTTCCATTTCCTCGATCAGCCTGGCGCCGCGGTTGTAGCCGATCTTTAGGTGACGCTGCACGGCGCTCACGCTGGCGCGCCTCGTCTCGCGGACGAACTTGACCGCCTCGCTGTAGAGCTGGTCGTCGCGCACTCCTTCAAGCAGATCGCTTTGGTCTGGGTCGGCTTCGATGCCGTCCATGCCGCCAGTGAACTGCTCGGCCGGCATGATGACTACCAGAACTTCCTGCCCCACGTTGTCAGCCATGTCGAGGCGGTGCACGTTGGATTTGCTCAATGCGAGGGTCGCCTTGATAGCACCCTTGAACGTGACCTGTTCCAGGGTGCCCACCACGGTGACGCGGCCCTCGGCGGCGATCAGCGCAACGGCCTGCTTGACGTTTGCTTCCACCCGGCGGCGCAGGCGGTCGATCAGCTCGGCTTGCAGGTGTTGCGGTGTGCTTTGCCAAGGCGATTGGAGCTGCTTGATCTCGTCGAGCAGCGCGCCCAGCAGGTCGGTCCCGACGTGCTCGGCGGCATGCAGCTCTGGGAAGTCTTCGAGCGACTCCAGATCGGCGAGGCTGTCGCCGAGTTTGTCGATTTGTTTCCGGATAGATTCGGACATAACGGTAGTCTCTTGGGTGGTGGTAGTTATTCGGCCGCGAGCTCGGCGGGCAGTGTTTCCAGAACGCCGCGAATGATCTTTTCTGCGCGGACTTCATCGACCAGATCGAAAGCGAGCACAGCCTTGGTCGCCTCATCCCCGTTCTCGTCGGCCTCGAAACCGAAAGCGGTAGAACAAACGCCGAAACCCTTCGGCTCGAAATAGAGGCGAACCTCTGGGTCACCGTTTTCATCGGTGTCGCGTTTGACCAGCACTTGGCCGATGTCATCGAACTCGAACAGCTTTGCAAACTTGGACATGGTCCTTTCCTCGGTGGATTAATTCAGGTGGAGGTCGCCGCACTCTTTGCAGCGCTTTGGGGTGAGTGCCACGCGGTCACGCCGGTAGATTGCGTCGGCCGCTGCACGGGCGCTCTCGGGGGAGCTGAACCGCTTGCGCGGGTGGCAGGCTGGCTTGTCAGCCATTGGGCACCGCCTTGGTGCACCCGCACGCGCTGCTGCACATCTGGGGGAACTTGCAGGCGGTTGCGTCGATCTGCGCGTCGCGCTGGTTGAGCAGTTGTTGCAGGGCGTCGCGCTCGGCGATCAAAGTGGCGAACTTGCGGTGCACGTACACCGCAATCGATTCGCCGACCAATATGTCGCCTGGCATGGCTTGGCCTCGCAGGATGCCCTGCCAGCCTTCAACGCTGAAATTCTTGCTCACCTTCCTTTCCTTGCCCGGTCATGCCGGGTCATCTGTTCTGTTGCGCGAAGTATTGCGCAAGTATTGGCGCGACGCAACTATTTCGCAGCAAGTCTTGCCGAGTAGATCTCGACCCACTCGGCAAGCTGCGCGCCCATGATGCTTTCGCGAGGAGTACCCGCACGGCGATGGAACTGGATTTTCTCGCAGTAAGACTTGGCGTGTGCCCGCGCCAGCCCACGGAAAACCTCGGGCATACCGGCCAATATGGCGTCGGTAGGCTGACCGCGCACCCAGGCGTCGGTAAGGTCTTCTGCGAAGTGGCGCGGGCGTTTGTCAGTATGTGCGGGCATAGCTCGATGTGCTCCCGACGGTGCGAGCCTGTTCCCAGGCCAGCACCTCAGTCATCAAATAAAGAATACGCCCGCCCACCTTGGTGAACTTTGGGCCGTCGCCCAGGCAACGCCAGTTCGCCAGGGTGCGGACGGCGATACGCCCATGATAGCGGGCCGAGAGTTCGTCGGGGGTCAAGTACGGGTTATTGTCGTTCGAGTGTTGCACGTTGATGCTTTCAGGTTGCGGCCCAGCGTCCTTGCCGGGCCGTAGGGTTAAGCGTTAGAAAAATGCTGGCTTTGCCACGGATCGCGTCAATGCCATCAGGCCAGTTTGCAGATCGGTCTTGGCGATGGCGCGCCAACGAGACGCCTCATCAAGGACCTCGTTGTGCTCCCGGTCATCGGTCTTTCCGACTGCGACATCGACGCCGCGGCATTTATAGATCAGGTCTTGCAGCTCTTGACCCTTCGCCTTGATTTCGTTCATCAGGTCGATTTCTTCCTGAGAGAGTTCACCATAGCCGCTGATTTTACGGTGCTGATTTTCCACGGTGTTACCTCGCTTTATTGGTCACCGATTGGTGACAGGATTGAATCGTTGAGCCAGTAGGATGCGCCCATGCCAGGGCCTGCCAGGTTGGGTACGTCCTCGACCTTGTTCATGGTCATGCAGACGAGCGCCCGCATGCCAGTGCCGGCCAGCAGTTTGAACAGGCCGTTGCGCCCGAGGCGGTCGAGGATGTCGGCGGCGTCCACGATGACCAGATCGCTGCCATCCAAGTCGGCCAGCGCAACCTGCAGGATTGCCCGAACGCGGTACTTTTCCGACTCCGATAGCAGGATGTAAGGGCGCTCGCCGAGCGACGCACTGAGGTCGTCTGCCAGCGTGACGATAGGCCAACCGGCAGTGCCGGACAGGCGGGCCAGCATGCCGTTGAACTCGGCCATTTTGTCGGCGAGCACCTTCTGGCGCAGGCCATTGGGCGCCAGCTGATCGAGGATCAGCACGTTGGTGACGATCTGGTCATGCAGCGACGTCGCATCGGCCTCGGCTTTCACGGCGGCGTTGTACTTCACCACCTGCTCATCCGCTTGCTCGGCCAGTGCCCGGGCGGCTGCGACGTCATCGGCCGTCAAGCTGCCGCGCGGCATGGCGTCGAGGCGCTTGGCGGCCTCGCTGCCGTCCTGCTGCTGACGGCGCAGCACGCCGATCTCTTGCGACAGCTGACTGGTGGCCTGGCGTGCTAGCTCATATTCGTTCGTCTTGGCGGTGATGCGCTCGATGCGGTCGGCGTTCTCTTTCTCGCCGATGCCGGTGGTGGGCGCACGCACCTCGCTACGGGACACCACGACGAGGTGACCCTTGCAATGCGGACACTCGATATAGCTTTCGCCGTTCTCGGGCCGTGGCAGGGCGTTGAGCTGCTCGGTCAGCGCGTCCTGGGCGGCTTGAAGCTCGACCAGCTGTTCCTCTGCCTGCACCAGCGTCTCGCCAGCCTTCAAGCCAGCCGCAGCCTTGTCGGCCAGACGGTCAATATCGGCCTGCGCGGCACCCTGTTTACCGATGGCGGCCTCGAGCGCCTGCTTGGCGTCGCCTGCGGTCTTCTCAAGCTGGGACAGCTCGACATCTTCCGGCAGGCTGTTGAGGAACGGTGCCTGCCATTCGGCACCCTTGGCGCTGCCATATCGCTCCCCGGTGACATACTCCCACGCGCCTTTCATCTTGGCGCCGCGTTCCTGCGAGCGCTTGTGAGCGGCGTCCCATCCTTCTTTCTCGATCACCGCCCAGATGGCTGCGACCATTTCGGCCGAAACCTTGGGCAGCGCGGCAGTCAGGTCCGCTTGCGTCGGCATGGCTTCCATCGCACTGATCAGCAGCGCGGCGGCGTCTTTTGGCTTCATGTCGACGATGCTGGTGATGCCGGCGGCGATGTCGCTGGCCCATGGCGGGGTGCCCTCGACGCTCACGCTGGCGCCTGGCCAATTGGCCGTGGCATTGCCGGTGTCGTCACCAACCACGCACCGGCCACGCTTGGCGCCGTCTCGCAGCAGCTGACCGGCGGCGGCCTTGGTGATACCGGCGATTGGCGCGGCGTTCTGGGTGACCGCGGCGGCAACAGCCTGGGCGATGGATGACTTGCCCCCACCGTTGGGGCCGGCTACCAGGGCGATGGGTGCGAGGGTCAACGATGCTTCGGACACGCCGCGGTAATTCTTGACTTCAATTTCCATGAGTTTCTCCGAGAGGGCGGCGCACCGCCCCCTGCTTTATGTTTTAGAAAAGGTCTTTGACGGGGGAAGACTGGGTGGTCTGGGCCTTTTGCTCTGGCTCTGGCTCGACGGTCACAGTCTCTGTCACTTGAGCCTGTTCCTCGAACTCGGCCTCGATTACTTCCGGTTCGATTACTTCCGGCGTCGCCTCGGTTTCTGTCTTGGCGGCCCGGCGGTTGCGCGGCCGTGGCGTATCCTTTTCCTTTTGCGGCTCGACCACGACTTCGGCATCGATGACCGTGCTGGTGCTGGTGCTGGTGCCCGCGAATGAGTTCAGGTCGTCCAGCGCGCTGGCCTGGGGCTTATTGTCGTTTGCGGCACGTGGCGCCTGTTGCACGCGGATCGGCTCGTCGAAGTCTTCGACCTCGTCGGCGGTGTGCATGCCCATGAGCACGTCAGGCGCGTAAAGGTTGCCGAAAAACTTCGCGGCCCGATAGCGCAGCATAAGTTCTGGCATGGTTACCCACTTGCTGCCGTCCTTGGTGTACCAGCCCTCGGCCACGGCCATGCCAATACTTACTGGCGGGCCTTCCAAGACGTCGCCGGTCGCCTTGTCGTAGCACCATGCCACGCAGCTTTTGTCGTGCACCTTGATGATCCGGCTCGACTTGGTTCGCTGACCCTTGGGGCCGGTCCATTCGTCGATCTTTGCGTCGGTATCGCCCAGGTCCTCGACCCGGTAGCGAAGTGGCGAAAAACGGCCGCACGAGTTGAGCGCGGCGATCACGAACTGCGACGACCAGCTCGGCCGCCCGTGGATGATGTGTAGGTTCTGCATCACGGCCATCGGCGACGACCCGGTTCGCTGTGACATTTCCAGAGCGATCAGCGTGTTGGATACGTTGCCCTGATAATCGGCAGGGACTAGCGTACTGGAGGACAGTGCTTTTGCCATGCGCTGGGCATCCTCGAAGCCCTGCATGCTACCGTACACTCCCCCGAGTGCTGGCAACCGATCCGCATTCTGATCGGTAGTGGTCAAGTTGGTACTCATAGTCAAAATTCCTCATTCGAAAGTGCATCATCAATTCGGCGGCGTGCCCACATGGACAATTCCAATTCGCTCGCCTGCTTGCCGTACCCCGGCCACTCGTTGCGCTCTAAGCACTGGGCATAGAGACGCAGGTTATTTCGGTAGATCCGTCGCCCGCGCTGACGGTCCTCCTCTGTCAAGTAGACGACGTTTACAGCGTGCGGGAATTCCTCCTCGACGAAGATGAACACAAACCCGCGTGGCAGTTCCCCGCCGGCCAATGCGAACACGTCCAGATAGAACGGGTCCTGCTGCCAATAGCCGTAGTTCTCGATGGCTTTCCGGCACCCGGCCGGGCTGGCATCTTGGGTCTTTTTCAGGTCGACGATCCAGCCGCCGTCCGACATGAAGTCAGCACGCGCACGGACCAGCACGCCGGTCTCAGGGTCCTCGGCATAGGCCGAGTATTCGAAGTGACCACCGCCGCGCAGCAAGCCGCCGGCGACCGGGTGTTCGAACAGCGCGCGCCGCATGCCGATGACGTTGGTCATCTCGCCGGCCATGAGGATGTGCTTGTTTTGTTCCTCGGCCCACGCCTTGTAACCGGCTGCGCGGCGGTCCTTGAAGTTGGCAACCACGTACTCGTCATCGAACTTGTGCGGTTCGAGCGACGCGGCGTGAAAGGCCGTGCCCACGAACATCGCCGCGGTGCTGGTGAACTTCGGCCGCTGCGCCGCAATGTACCGGCCCCAGAAGTGAAGCGGCGTTTTATCGCCGATCAGCTTCAAGCCCGAGTTACTCACGCCCGGCCCTGCGTGGTACTTCTCATTCGACAGGTCGTCGGCCAGATAGAATCCGGGCGTCATGCCGCACCCGCTTGCCGCTCGGCGATTTTTCCGTAACGGGTTGCTACTGGGAAAGCCTGCCCACCATCCTCTCTTTTCATCGTCTTGCCCTCGTGCTGCTGATGTATTTCGCCAAAGTGTCGCGCAATATTACTTGCCGCGCAACACATTGCACAGCTTTTCACTAAACATCACAAGTAATCACGGACTTAGGCAAGGTATTGCGCAACGGCAATACTTGCGCAACAATGCGCGAAACTCATCGTAGGAATACAGCTCATGGAACAAAACAGCGGCAAGGCAACAGCGGACGTGATCCGCAAGCTGGTCAAGGAATGCGGTACGACCGTGTTTCAAGCGTGTAAGCAGTCGGGCGTAACCCCGAGCACGTTCTATCGCTGGCAGAGTGGAAGCGAGCCAAGTTTGGGCACAGTCAGAAAGATGCGTGCGGCTCTCGTCGATATTTCTGCGGCTTCTAATAAACCGCTGTCTGATGATCTTTTAATCAAGCTGGACCGCATCGAGTCAACGCTTAAAAGTGAGGATTCATCACAAAAATTTGATCTCACTTCTCGCATTGAAAGGCTTGAAAAGGCGTTCGAGGATCACCTTGGTGTGCCCTTGTGAGTTCGGCGGGACCGTCCGGCGGGCTGTCTCCCGTCGCGCACGGCATCAAACTGTCGCTACGTGATTATCAAGACGACGGACTGAACGACATCCGCGCCGAAATGCGTGCCGGAAAGAAGGCGGTGCTGTTCGTGCTGCCCACCGGCGGCGGAAAAACCGTGACCTATGCGGCCATGAGCCAAGGCGCGGCACTTCGGGGCAACCGTATTCTGATCCTCGAGCACCGCAAGGAGCTGATCCGGCAGGCGTCACTGGCTGTCGGTGGGCTGGGTGTTCACCATCAGGTCATCGCGCCGCCCAGCAAGGTCGCCAAGATCCGAGCCGCCCATGTTCAAAAACTCGGCTGGCCAACCATCGACAAGCACTCGCACGTGGCCGTGGCCAGCGTGCAGACGCTCGCCCGCCGCATGGACTGGCTCAAGGAGTTCGACCCCACCATCATCGTGATCGACGAGGCGCACCACGCCGTCGCCGGTACGTGGGCACGCATCATTGCGGCATGCCCTGATGCCGTGCTGGTGGGCGTGACCGCCACCCCGGTGCGTGCTGACGGCCAAGGGCTGGGCAAGGAGTCGGGTGGGTGCTTCGATGCAATGGTGCTGGGCCCTTCGATGCGCGAGCTGATCCAGATGGGTTATCTGGTGCCGCCAAAGGTCTACGCGTGGCCAGGGCCAGTCAACCGCGACGAGATCGGTCACAAGGGCCAGGACATCGACACGGCCGCCGCTGCGGCGATCCTCGACAAGCCAGGCATCATCGGCGACGCGGTAGAGCATTACCGGCAGTTGGCCGACGGCAAGTCGGCAATTGTGTTCTGCGCCAGCGTGCGGCACGCCGAGCACGTCGCCCAGAAGTTCCGCGACGCCGGCTATCGGTTCGAGGTGGTCCATGGCGACATGGAAGATGAGGACCGCGACGAGCGCATTGCCGGGCTCGGTGATGGACGCATTCAGGGCATCGTAACGGTCGACGTGGTGTCAGAAGGCACCGACATCCCTTGTGCCGAGGTGGCTATCCTGTTGCGCCCTACCGAGTCCGAGTCGCTGTTCTTGCAGCAGGTCGGCCGGGTCCTGCGCACGGTGTACGCCCCTGGCTACGACCTGAGCACCGAGGAAGGCCGACACGACGCAATCTTCGCCAGCGGCAAGCACTTCGGCCTGATCCTCGATCACGTCGGCAACGTGGCGTTCCACGGAATGCCGGCAATGGATCGCGAGTGGACGCTCACCGGCCGCAAGAAGGGACCGCGCAACGCCCTGCTCAAGGAAAAGCCTGTGCTCGTCATGCAGTGCCCGAAGTGTCACTACACCGAGACACCTCGTGCTGTATGCGGTGGCCCAAAGCGAGACGGCACCACATGCGACCACGTCTTCGAAGTCAAAAGCCGCATGATCGAGGAGCACGCCGGCAAGCTGGCCGAGATCCAAGACGGCGACCTGCCGCCGCCACGCGTGAGCACCGGCGTCATCAGGACGCTCGAGCAGGCCAAGGCCGCCGGCATGAGCGTCGCCCAGTTCAACCACATTGAAAAGGCCCGGGCCGAAAAAGACGCCCTGATCAACGACCTGCACGCCATGCTGACTTGGTGGGCCCGATCAACTGGTCGCGGGGTGCGTGATGCCTGGGGCTTCGCTATCGCCGACATCCGGGGCATGAAGCCGAAAAAGCTCAAGGAAATGATCGAAAAGATCGACACCGCCAACCGGCTTGTCGAGCTGCTCAACGGGCGCACCGTGAAAGGTGTGAGCGATCAGCCTATGGCCGACATGACCGTCGAGCAGATCAACGAGCTGATCGACCGTGCTGGCGAGGCCCTGTTCATGGGGCACGCCAACGACAATCAAAACCAACAAGCCGACTTTAAGTTGGCATAGGAGCGGCACAGATGGACAGATACACCCTTTATCTTGGCGACTGCCTTGATACGCTTCGAACGTTGCCAGACAACAGCGTTGACAGCGTCGTGACCGATCCGCCCTACGGTATCAGGTTCATGGGCAAGAGCTGGGATGGTGCGGACATTGAGGCGCGCGCCGCCTATCGTGCAGGAATGCCATCACACGCCAGTGCGTGCGGCCCAAACGGCGGGCACAGATCTGTAGCGGCCGAGGCTGGGAAGTACGATCTGACACCGAAGGGCATGCGCGCATTCCAAGCTTTTACGCTGGAATGGGCTTCCGAGTGCCTTCGAGTACTCAAGCCGGGCGGTCACTTGCTGTCGTTTGCCGCCGCCCGTACCTACCACCACATGGCGGTGGGCATCGAGATAGCTGGCTTCGAGATCCGCGACCAGATCATGTGGGTATTCGGCAGCGGCTTCCCAAAGTCGCACAACCTCAAGGGCCAGAATCAAGGCTGGGGCACCGCGCTAAAGCCAGCCCACGAACCGATCTGCATGGCCCGCAAGCCGATGATTGGAACCGTTGCGGCTAACGTCCAGGCTCACGGCACCGGCGCAATAAATATCGACGGTTGCCGAATCCAGGCAGCTGATGCTGACGATCTGGCAAAGAATTGGGACCGCGAGACTACCACCGACATCCGTGGTGGTAATTTCGTTGGCGGTAAGTCTGGCGGCGTTGAATTGACTACCAAGGCGTCGGAACTCGGCCGCTGGCCAGCGAACCTGATCCACGACGGCAGCGACGAAGTAGTCGCGCTTTTCCCTGCGCAAGCTGGTGCCGCCGCGCCAGTTCACAAGCGAAACGGTGATAAATTCCGCGCCACATACGGCGCCTTCGCAGGCAACGTTGACGAGTCCGGCAGCACCTTCCAGGGTGACAAGGGTAGCGCCGCCAGGTTCTTTTACTGTGCCAAGACCAGCCCTAAGGACCGCCACGAAGGTCTGGCACACCCGGGCCCCCAATTCAAAATGGGCACCACCCTGCGCAAAGTCCAGACAACGGACACCAAGGGCAACAATCACCCGACGGTTAAGCCCACCGACCTGATGGCCTACCTGTGCCGCCTGGTGACCCCGGCAGGCGGTACCGTGCTGGACCCATTTACCGGCAGCGGCAGCACGGGAAAGGCCGCCATGCGTGAAGGCTTTCAGTTCATCGGATGCGAGCTGGACCCGGAATATTTTGCGATTGCGACCTCGCGCATCGAGCACGAAGCCAAAAAGACGGGCGTGCCATCACCGGACAACGACAACGCCCCACAACTCAACCTTTTCGCGCAGGACGCATAACCATGGGCATGAAAGAAAACAACGTGTGGAAAAATTGCTTGCTGACCGTCAGCCGGCTCAACCCGTTCGCCCGCGTGTACCGCAACAACGTGGGCAGCGGCTGGCAGGGCCCCGGGTTCACGCTCAAGCCGGGCCAAATCTACAAGGCCGAAGGCGGCGAGCGCATCATCACGCGACCCAGCTTTATCGAGTTCGGGCTCGTCAAGGGTTCGGGTGACGGCATCGGCTACGATTCCCAGCAGGTAACCGACGAGTGGTTCGCTAAGCATCGCGGCAGGTGGATCGCGGTTTTCCTGTCGCTCGAGACCAAGGCGAAGGGCAAGGCGAGTGCCGAGCAATTGGTGTGGGCCCAAGAGATCCGCGAAGCGGGCGGCATCGCGCTGATCGTCAACGACCCGTCGCAGATAAGTCTGGAATTGCCCGATAACTAAATTTGCTATTGCGCAACACTCTACGCAATAATGCAGGCCTCTCCCCAACATACGAGTATTGAATATGATCCCTGTCGTTTACGTCGCGGGCCCATACCGCGCCCCGAATCGCGCCGGCGTTGAACTGAACATTCAGGCAGCACGCCACGTCGGAAAGCTCTGCTGCGTCAAAGGGTGGAGCCCGATTATTCCGCACGCCAACACCGGCCACCTCGACGAGACCCTACCGGGCCTGCAGGACGAGTTCTGGTTAGAGAGCACCATGGAGCTGCTGCGTCGGGCTGATGCTGTGGTGCTGGTGCCGGGCTGGGAAATGTCGAGCGGAACGCGTGCCGAGATCGCCGAAGCCACCCTGCGCGGCATCCCGGTTTACGATGCCCTTCACCTGCTGCCGAGCGCGCAGAAATTCGTCGAGGACAAGTCAAGCGAACCGCAAAAAATTCGGGCAGGCGTACGGCTATGATCGACTACGGCAGCGTGTGCAGTGGCATCGAGGCCGCGACGGTTGCCGTGCATCCGCTTGGCTGGAAACCGTCTTGGTTCGCCGAGATCGAGGCATTCCCGAGCGCTGTGTTGGCTCACCATTACCCTCAAGTCCCTAACCTCGGCGACATGACCAAGATTGCCCGCGACGTGCTCGCGGGCCGTGTGCATGCGCCTAGCCTTCTGGTGGGCGGAACCCCGTGCCAAGCATTCAGCGTCGCCGGTATGCGTGCCGGCCTCGAGGATGCTCGCGGCCAATTGACAATCAAATTCGTGGAGCTGGCAGATGCAATTGACCATGTTCGAACCGCAAGAGGAGACGGTGAGTGCGTCGTCTGGTGGGAAAACGTGCCCGGCGTACTCTCGGACAAAGGCAACGCGTTCGGGTGCTTCCTTGGCGCCTTGGTGGGCGAATCCGTTGCGCTCGAGCCGTCAGGGGGAAAATGGTCGAACGCTGGTTGTGTGTATGGACCCACGCGAGCAGCTGCATGGCGGGTTCTGGATGCCCAATATTTCGGATTGGCCCAACGACGCCGCCGTGTGTTCGTTGTCGCAAGTGCTCGAGCAGGGTTCGATCCCGCAGCGGTACTTTTTGAGCGCGAAGGCGTGCGCCGGGATACTGCGCCGAGCCGAGGCGCGGGCAAAGACGTTGCCGGCACCCTTGCAGGCGGCTCTCGCAGCAGTGGCGGGTATAGCACCGACGACATCCCCCTGACTGCTGGCGCCATTACCAGTAACGCCTACAGCGGCGGCGCAGGCGGTCGTCCCGAGGGTGCGGCGGCGGGCCACTTCTTGCCGGTGCTGGCTGACACCCTGCTGGCCGGCACGCCCAAGGCTGACCGTGGCGACGACGTCAATTTGATATGCATGGCCCACGGGCAGCCGAACGCCGAGATCGGGGTCAACCGTGCGCCGACCCTGACGTGCAATCACGAGGCGCCCATCGTCGTGCACGGCACGCAAGACCCTTGCGTCAGTATCGATCAGGCCCACACGCTCGGCCGGAATAGCGGGCAAGAGAACGCGGTGCTGTGCATTACCGGCGAAATCACTCACACGCTCAAGGCCGAAGGTTTTGACGCGAGCGAGGACGGCACCGGCTGGGGCCAACCGATTATCAGTGTGCCGCATGTCAACGTGTGCCCGACCATTCGCGCCGGCGGCAACGTTACCGGCGGTGATCGCCCGATGGGCACCGATGCCGATACCGCTGACAGCCTGCTTTCGCATGGTGCCCAGGTCCGCCGACTGACACCTCGCGAGTGCGAGCGCCTACAGGGCTTCCCTGACGATTACACCCGCATCCCGGTGCGCCTCTATAAGCAGCGCAAAGTCACCGATCAGCGACCGGCCGATATGTGGGACAAGGTCGCCGACGGCTGGATGCTCATGGCCGCCGATGGGCCACGTTACAAGGCCATCGGCAACAGCAAGGCCATCGACTGCGTGCGGTGGATTGCCAGACGCATCGACGCGCAAGTGCGTATGCTCGAGCACGCAAACGATAACAACCCCGCCAGCGCCGCCAGTTTGGTCGGTTGAGGATTACCATGGCTCGTCACGACATCGCCAAATTAAAAGAACGCCTGCCGCTTGCCGACCTGATCGGCGACGTGGTGGACCTGAAAAAAAATGGCAAGGAATTTAAGGGTCTCTGCCCGTTCCACAAGGAGAAGACGCCGTCGTTCGCCGTGTCGTTCGGCAGCGGCCGAGAGTTCTACTACTGCGCAGGGTGCGGCGCCGGCGGCGATCACATCCAGTTCATTCAGGAATATTATCAACTCGACTTTCCCGAGGCGCTCGAACGGTTCGCCGAGCTGGCTGGCGGCGGCACCGCGGTGGCAAACGACAATGCCAAGCAGCGGCACGGTAAGGTCAAGCAGTTCAAGGTTGACGAGTGGAAACACGGCGTTGCGCCCGCCAGTGCGAAACCGCCCACCACCCTCTACGTCAACCGAGACGGCGAATGGATCGAGCAGCAGGTCGTCGCGGCATGGCCTTACAAGGACCTCGATGGCAACGTGCTGGCCTACACCTGCCGGGTCGAGTTCACCAAGCCAGATGGAAGCATCGGCAAGGACGTGATCCCGGTGTGCTGGAAAACCAACACCGCGACGGGCGAGGAGAAGTTCAAGCAGGGCGCCCTGATCGAGCCGCGACCTCTGTACGGCATGGAGTTAATCGACGTATCGGACGACGCCCGCGCCGCCAACATCATATTGGTCGAGGGCGAGAAGGCCGCCGACGCTGGCCGCCGGCTGCTGGCCGACTATCCGGTCATCGTTATGACGTGGCCAGGCGGATGCAAGGCAGTCGATAAGGCTCTATGGATGGCGCTCACCGGCCGCAAAATAGTCGGCTGGCCCGACTGCGACAGCCAGGCATATGCCGAGAACCACCCGCAGGCAGGACAGCTCAAGGCGTACGCCGAGCAACCTGGCATGGGTGCCATGATGCGGATCGCCCAGCTGACCGAACAGCACGGCGCCACCATGCGGATCGTGGCAGTGCCTGCACCCGGCGGCGAGTGGCCGAATGGCTATGACCTGGCAGACCTTGAGGCCGATGGCTGGACCGGCGAGCAGGTAATGGCCTACCTCAAGGAGAACATCGCGACGCCCGCCGAGATCTTTGAGCGGTCTGTCGCCTATGCCGAGCAGCATCAATTCGAAGAGGTGCCGCTGGGCGAATACGAGCAGTACGACCACCAGTTCGACGACCCTGCCAACGACAACACGCCGCCGCCCCGTGAGGAGCGTCCGACCCGCCCGCCCGAGCAGCGCCCGTTCCGCATCCTGGGATGGGACCGTGGACGTGCCTTCTACCTGCCCGACGGCATCCCCCAGGTTACCGCGCTGGTGCCCGGGCAGCACACGAAACTCAACCTGTTGCAGCTGGCCAGCCTGCTCTATTGGAAAGACAATTTCCCGGCCGAGAAGCGATCAGGCGACGGAACGAACTGGGATATGGCCGCCGACGCATTGATTCAGCAGGCGCAGCGCATTGGTATCTGGGACCCTGAATTGATCCGGGGCCGTGGTGCCTGGTGGGATAGAGGAAAGTGGGCTGTTCACCTGGGCAACCGTGTGGTGCTGGGTACGCCCGACGGCGAGCCCGAGGAATTCAATCTGCGAGACGCGCCCAGCACGTTCGTGTACGAGGCCGGGAAGCCGATCAAGCTGTCGTTCAACGACCCGCTCGGCAATGCCGACAGCGTCAAACTGGTGCAGATCTGCGAGCGCCTGCGGTGGGAGCGGCCAATCAGTGGCAAGTTGCTGGCCGGCTGGGTGTTCCTCGCGCCGATCTGCGGGGCCATCGGCTGGCGGCCGCACATCTGGATCACGGGCGGCGCCGGTTCCGGCAAAACGACTGTAATGGTGGACATCATTGGCCGGTGCCTGGATGGTCCCGCTCTCAAGGTCGAGGGCGACACATCCGAGGCCGGCATACGCCAGGCGCTGCTGCACGATGCCCGCCCGGTGGTGTTCGACGAATTCGAGAGCGAGCGCAAGAAGGCTGCCGAGCGGGTTGAGGACGTGCTGGCCATGGTGACCCGCGCCAGCAGCGAGACCGGGGCCGACCTGTTGAAAGGCGGTGCTGATGGCCGGGCCGCCAGCTTCAAGACGCGGGCCATGTTCGCGTTCGCCTCGATTGGGGTGAACCTGCGCCAGCACGCTGCCCGCACCCGGGTGACGGTGCTGGGCCTGTACGGCGAGCCGGAAACGCCGGAAAGCCTCGCCGAGTTCAAGCTGATGAAAACCAACCTGCTCGACACGCTGACCGAGAACTACATCCAACAGCTGCAGGCCCGGGCGATCCGCATGATCCCGGTCATCCGCCACAACGCCCAAGTATTCGCCGAGGCCGCCGCGCTGGCCCTGAAAGACCGACGCATGGGCGACCAGATCGGCACGCTGCTGGCGGGCGCCTACGGCCTTCACAGCACGGGCGTCATCAGCCGCGAGAAAGCCGTCGAGTGGATCGAGCGCCAGAACTGGGATGAGATCACTGAGACCACCGAGGGCAACGACGAGGCCATGTGCTTGCGTCACATCCTTTCGCACATCGTTCGGGTCGAGACAGCCCAGCACGGCGTCAAGTCGCGAAGCATAGCCGAGCTGGTGGCCAAGGCTGCCGGCCTGCCAGGCAACAAGGATTACGAGGTGAGCGGCGACGAGTGCCGAGGCACATTGCTGCGCATGGGTATCATGGCGACGGAACGCGACGGGGTTAAGGTCATCAGGATCGCCAGCGGTCACCGGGAAATGAAGCGGGTTCTGCTGGAAACGTCGTGGAGCGAGAGCTACCCGCGCACCCTGCAGCGCATCAAGGGCGCTGCCAAGCTGGACGCCCGCAAGTTCGGCACGGTCGGTTACCGCTGCACCGAGCTGGCCGTCGCTGACGTGATGGGCGACTGATCCGCACCGCAATACCGCAACCCGGCTTATGTCGGGTTTTTGCGTTTCCGACGAGTGGTACTATCGTGGATAATTACGTCAGGACATAATCACGCCATCGAAACGAACAACGGAGCAAGATGAGATGACCAACTTCAACACCGAAGCATTCATGACTTGGCTGAAATCGAATGGCCGCTGCTTCAACCACATGAGCACCGCGGAGCAGCGCGAAGCAATCAAGGAATACAAAGCGCTGCGCCGCTAACCAACCCCGCCCACCTCAAGCCCCTTAACTGGGGCTGAATCAGTGCAAAGACCATAATTTTTGGCAAACAACCAACCGAGGACGCCGCCATGCGCCCGCCGACCAAAAATCGGCACACAAGCTGACCGCAAGCCCGCCATGTGCGGGCTTTGCCAGTACAAGCACCCGCAGGAGCAGAGCACCATGATCACGCCAAGGATTCGGGACGGCTTGGTCTGGTGGATGTCCACCGAGTTCGCCATGCACTACGAGGAGTTCCTCTCGTGGGGCGATCACGGGTGGTTCTGCGAGATCAAGTTCGAAACGGTTTAAGCCGATGCCTCGACGGTCTACTCGAGGCGCACCGAGGGCTCCACCCATGAAAATCAAAATGTTCATCGCCGCGCTCGCGCTGGCTTGCACCGCCGCGCACGCCGACACCCCCGAAGACCGTTGCGAAAACCTCGCCGTGTTCGCCCAAGGCGTTGCCGAGGTGCGTGATGGCGGCGAGAGCCTGGCCAACGTGCTGCAGGTCGTCAGCGAACGCTCTGGGCGCGGCATGGTGGACGCGTACAAGCGTGTTGCGGTGCTGGTGTACCGCAATGGCGACCTGACGCCGGCCGAGGTGCGCGTGGGCATGCTCGAGGGCTGCCTTGAAACGGTCAACGCCGAAAAAGCCCGCCGTGCTGGCGCCCTGAAAACTTCTTTCTGATCCACCCGCCCACCATGGGCCAATAACCAAGAGGCAAAAGCCATGCAACCCAAAGCAAAGAATTTCAGCCTGGAGGAATGGGCCAACACCAAGCCCGAGCTGTTCGACTGCACCGAGGAGTTCAACTCGACGATCTCGCCGATCATGTCCGCACTTCTGGCCGAGTGCCATCGCCTACAATTGCCGGTACTGGTGAGCGTCGGCTACAAGCAGGATGGGGTCGCCACTGGTTACGCCGCGCAGTCGTATTTCCCGAGCGCCCAGCGATCTCCTGTCGCCCTGCTGTACACGAATTTCGCCATGCACTACGACCTCGACTCGATGCAGAGCGTGCTGAACGCCAACAGCATCCGGGTCATGATGTCAGCCATTACCAAGCACTGAGGATAAAGCCATGACCAGAAACGCCAAGCGCACCGCAACCTGCGAAACCGTAATCCTCAACAGTTCCATGAAGGACGGCAGCACGCTGATGTATTCGTTCTATCGCAAAACCGAATCCGGCTGGGTTCGTTTTGACGTCCGCGCCGTGGCCTCTTTCGCCGGCGTCGACAATCTGCCCGAGCGCATGACTATCGACGAACTCAGCTACGCGTCAACCACCCCGCCCGAGTTCCTTGAGGGTATCTTGCAGCGCGACCTGCAGCGGGCCGCCGACTGGTGCTTCAAGGTCGACCCTGACGGCGCGCTGGCGCAGCAGGCTGCAATGTGAGCCTCCTCGCCAGTACCATGGAAGCCCTCAAGTTCACCGAGGCGCAGAACAAGCTGATCATCGAGCACAAGCTGCCCAACGCGGTGCTCGCCCGCCGTTTCGGCAAGTCCGTGCGCTCGATCCAGCGGCAGCGACTGTTCCTCAAGCAGCAGCAGGTGCAGGAATGACGACCAAGCCGGTGCCAGTGCGCCGGCCAGGCCGCCCCACCACCAACCCACTCACCAAAAAGATCGAGGCCCGCGTATCGCCCGCCCAGCACGACAAATTCGTTGCGCTGGGCGGGTCTGAGTGGCTTCGCGCCGCCCTGGATGCGGCAACTGTCAAAGACGAGGATGCATCATGAAAATCGGTATCCCAGTGAAGTGCCAGAACGGGCATAAAGCAACGTGGTTCATCGAGTTCCGCGGGCTCGACACCGTGCACCTCGGCGTTCCATCCGAGGGCAAGTGCGATTGCCCGAAACATGAGATCGGCCAAGGCTATTTCGCCGACGGCGCGCCTTTCGTGGTTGGCCAGGCGGATGCGGTTGTGCCGGCCGATCAACGCTCCCAGGTAGTCGCCGACGTGCTGTCGGCCTTGACGTGCTGCAGCGACGATCTGCCCGACGCCAAGACAAAACAGCAGAAAGCCATGTGGGCCATCGACGCCAAGGCCGCCATGCTGAACGCGTTCAGGCTCATCAACGAGCAGTTCGTCGAGAACGAGCAGCTGCGCAAGGACGCCGAGCGGTATCGGTGGCTGCGCTCAAAGCACAACGACGGGGCCGAGTTCTTGGCCGTGTGCGGCGAGGACGACGTGATTATCGAGAACCTCATGGGGGTCGATGGCCTTGATCTCGATGCCGCAATCGATGCCGCCATGGCGCGCGACACCGTCAAGGTGACCGAGGAGCTGATCAAGTGAAAATAAGCGAAGTGATCGAACGCCTGGAGCAAATCAAGTCACAGCACGGTGACGTGCCCTGTGGCATCTATGACGCCGACACCGGCTGGCACCTCTTGCTGAACGACAGCACGTATAACACCGCCATTTGTTACGACGAGCGCGGCGCCGTGGTGTTCGCCGTGGCCTATGGAGAGGAGCCTCTTTTCGAGACCCTCGCCGAGTAGCACCGGCACGCGCGCAACCACTGGGGCCAATTCCCCCGACAACGATTTTCGCGGCTATACTGACCGCCCACAAAGCAATTTCCCAACCAACCGCAAGAGGATTCACCCATGCGAATGCTGAACATCACCCGTTACATCGGAATGGCCCTGGCTGGCTGCTTGGCGCTGGTTTGCGTGCCGCTGGATGTCTGCCGCACCATCTGCCGCGCCTGGCGTGCCTATGAGTGCCAGACCGTCGCCATGAGCCGCCTCAAGCTTACCCTGGCCCACTGGCATAAGGCCGCCGACGTCGGTGAGCAGGTGCTGCGTGCAGACATGCGCGCATCGGGCAACGGGGCTGTTTTCAACACGATGCAGCAACCGATCCTGATCAGTGACCTCTGCTGACCAATACCGCACCGATGTGAAAAGCCCGCCATTGAGCGGGCTTTTTTGTGGGCAGTGATTAGCGTTCGGATGGGTCGCGCAGCATCGACTCAGAAGCGCGCACGAAATTGATATGCGCTCGCGCGCCGTGAATACGGTCGAAATTGCAGGTCATCCCGTTATCCGCCGCAAAACGCAGTGCATGCCTTTTCAGGTCCGCAATCGTGTCATGACCGTCCAAGTCGACCACATGACGGTGGTTTGGTCGCATGTCGTAGAAGCCGTATTTGAGATCAAGTCGTTTCATCGTGTGGCACCTCAGGTCAAATTAGGTCATGAGACAAATTATGATGCGGGCTCGAAAAACACCGTCGTCATGTCGACGAACGGTCTGACTACAAAATCATGTGTAGTAGCAAAAACCGCAAAAAGTGCTTTTCGCCCAATGATTACAGGGAAAACTACAAACTACAGCCGGAAGCGTCAGAAGGTCCCCCTTAGAACACGTATGAGAGGATAGGTACGAGAGTATTATCTTATTATTATTATTATTTAATGTAGTTGTAGTAGTAGTAGTAGTAGATCAACAAAATCAAGGGCTTGGGACCTCAACGACCTACTACACGTTGTAGCAGCATGACTTGACCATGAGAACGTCCTACGATGGCTCATCACCAGAGGGGCACCACCATGGCAGCAGAATCTTTCACCGTCAGCGCATCGGCCAATACCAAACAGATCGCCGACGCCATCAGTCGAACCGCACGCGATCAAATACCCTTCGCCACCGCCAACGCACTCACAGCCATCGCCAAACGCGTCAAGGCCGGACAGATCGACGTCATGCGCAAACGACTCGACCGACCCACGCCGTTCACCCTGAACAGCCTGTACATCGCAGCAGCACGCAAGACCAAGCTAGAGGCGCGGGTATGGTTCAAGGACTACGCCAGCAAGGGCACGGCCGCTGCCAAATACATGCAGCCAGCCGTGTACGGCGGTGGACGCAAACACAAGCGGTTCGACATGGCCCTGATACGCCGAGGGCTCATGAGCAAAGGCCAGTTCGCAGTGCCGGCCAGCGGTGCACCGCTCGACGCCTATGGCAACGTACCGCGGTCTCTGTACGTGAAGATCCTGTCGGGCCTCAAGGCATTCGGCGAGCAAGGCTATGACGCCAACGCAACCGACAGCGCCAGGTCGAAACGCAAGGGCAACGCCCAACGGTATTTCGTGGCGACCATCGACGGCACGCCAGGTATCTGGGAGCGGGTCAAGTCAGCGCATGGTGATGGGGTCAAGCCGTTGTTCGTGTTCGCTGACAGCTCACCCAAGTACCGCGTACGTGTGCCGTTCTTCAAGATCGCCGAGAACATCCACAAGGCGAACTACGAGCGTGAGTTCACGTACGCGCTGAACGAAGCGATCAGGACGGCTAAGTGAGAACGGTTATCAACTCAAGATCTTATTTTTCTAAGCCGAATTTTACGAGGAGGGCTGTAGCGCACCTAGATGGTGCATACCCCCCCTGTTTTCGGGTCCTTCCTGACGTCAAACGTGCACGGGGAATTCGAACCCCGCTAAAGATTTATAGTCAGGCCATTTGACGGGTAGTCACAGCGCCAGCACATCCCCAGCCGTGACTGCCCGTTACTTTCAGTGAACAAGTGTTCACCGAATAAATCCCGAATGACTTCGCAGTAAAACCGACCGATGTTCTTTGCGTTGCAGTTGTCAACTCAGTAGAATCGCCGTTGACAACTTCGGACGGCATCGAGTCAATCCTTGAAACGACAACCACCACCAGCGGACAACGAAGCCGAGAGCATGAGCCTGCGTGAGTTCGGCCGCTCGGTGGACAAGACCGGCGAGGCAGTGCGCAAGGCCATCGCCACCGGCAAGATCCCGGCCGACTGCGTTGGTGAGCGCAAACTCAAAACAGGACCGGGCCGGATGGTGCCGGTGATCATCAACCCGCAGCGTGCTGCCAAGTGCTGGGGCCAGAACGTTGACCCCAACCAAGTGCGCGACAAGCGGGTGATGAGCGAGAGCCGGGCCGCAGCTCATGCCCGGGCCCGCGGTGAAGAACCGAAGCCGCGCACGCAAAGCGACCCAGACATCGAAGTGCCGGAACTTATCGACGGACAGGTACCGCCGGTCGCAGTCAGCAAAGCGATCACGGCGCACTACGAGGCCAAGGATGCGAAAATTGCTCATGAGCAAAAAGTCGGCAAGCTGGTGGACGCCGAGCAGATCCGGTTGCGGTACTTCGGCATGATCAAAACCGCCCAGACCAAACTGCGCGGGGTGCCCACCAAGGCCAAGGGTCAGATCCCCACGCTGACCGTGCGTGACATCGAGATCCTCGAGGAGCTGATCGACGAAGCCATGAAGGAACTCGCCGATGGACGCTGACCTGCTGTTCAAACAGATCCAAGTGTCATGGGCACCCCCGCCGCGGCTGACCCTGTCGCAGTGGGCAGACGAGCACGCCATCCTGTCGGCCGAGAGTAGCGCCGAGGTCGGCAAGTGGCGGACCATCCCCTACCAGCGCGGAATCATGGACGCCATCACAGACCGACACATCGAGTCGGTCACCTGCCAGAAGTCTGCCCGGGTGGGCTGGACCAAGATCATCAACCACGCCGTCGGGTTCTTCATGCACTACGACCCGTGCCCGATGATGATCGTGCAGCCGACAATCGGTGACGCCGAGGGTTACAGCAAGGATGAGATCGCGCCGATGATCCGTGACACCGAGGCCCTGTCGGGACTGGTGAACGAAACCGGCAAGCGCGACAGCGGGAACACCATCTTGCACAAGCAGTTCCCGGGCGGACAGTTGCGCATGGTCGGCGCCGACAGTCCGCGAGGGTTCCGCCGGGTGTCGATGCGTATGGTTTGCTTCGACGAGGTGGACGGCTACGCGGCCACCGCCGGCGAGGAAGGCGACCAACTCAAGCTGGGCATCAAGCGGACGGATTTTTTCTGGAACCGCAAGATCCTGGCGGGCAGCACGCCGACGCTCGACAGCACCAGCCGCATCAAGCGCCGGTTCGAGAAGGGCGACATGCGGTATTACCATGTGCCTTGCCCGCACTGTCAGCACCCGCAAGTGCTCAAGTGGGAGAACCTCAAGTGGGAAAAGGGCAAGCCAGAGACGGCGCACTTCATCTGCACGTCGCCGGATTGCTGCGACCCCGAGACCGGCGAGATCCGCCCCATCGGTTACGAGTGGCAACGCTGGATGATCGAGGAGGCCGACCGCCGCAACCTGGCCGGCGACAAACGATATGGCTGGGTGCCGACCAACCCTGATGCCGACCCACGGCACGCTTCGTTCCACATCTGGGCGGCGTACAGCTACAGCCCCAACGCGACCTGGGCGCACCTGGCGGCCGAGTGGATCGACAGCCACAAGAACATCGAGGAGCGCAAGACGTTCATCAACACGGTGTTGGGCGAGACGTACAAGGGCGAAGGCGACGCGCCCGACTGGAAGCGCCTGTATGACCGCCGCGAGAACTACGTGCGCAACATCGTGCCGGCCGGCGGGTTCGTCCTGTTCGCAGGGGCCGACGTGCAGAAAGACCGCATTGAGGTGGAGATCGTCGCGCGAGGGCCGCGCATGGAATCGTGGAGCGTCGACTACCGGGTGTTCCCCGGCGACACCTCGCAGCTTGACGGCGATTGCTGGAAGCGCCTCGACGCGCTGTTGGGCGAGTGGTTCGATCACGAACTCGGCGGGCAGCTGCAGGTCACCATGCTGGCGGTGGACTCTGGGTACAACACCAGCGTGGTCTACGAGTGGGTCGGGCGCCACGCCGTCAACCGCGTGTTCGCCATCGACGGCCGGGACAACCTCAGCATGATCGTCGGCGCACCCAAGACAATCCAATACACGCCCCGAGGTAAACGCAAGACACGCAGTGCAAAACTGTGGCCTATCGGGATCTCGATAGTAAAGACCGAGCTTTACGGGTGGTTGAAGCAAGAAAAACCAACCACCGAAAGCGGGGATATACTACCCTTCGGCTATTGCCACTTTCCCGAATACAGCGAAGAATACTTTCGCGGCATCACGGCCGAGGAGATTGTGCCTCGACTTGTGAAGGGTTTCCGCCGCTACCAATGGGAAAAGGTCTACGACCGCAACGAGCCACTCGACTGCCGGGTGTACGAGCGTGCAATGGCTTACCTGGCGGGTGTGGATCGGTGGGATGACACTCACTGGAAAGAGCTGGAAGCGGCTGTGAGAGTGAACGCACCAAAGCGTGAGGAAGGTCCGGTCGTCATGAGGCGGCAGGCAATCAAGGCGAGCGACGGTTACTGATGACTCCCGCAGAATTGTTACAGAAAAAGCTGAACCTTGCCGAAGCTGAAATTGCTTTGCACAAACTATTGACCGGGCACAAGGAACAAACTGTATCGTTTGGCTCTGGTAAATCCGTCGCGTATACTGCGACGAACATTTCCGAACTTCGCCGTTACATCAACGAACTCAAAGACGAGATCGCTGTTGCAGAAGGTCGGGGCAAATCACGCGGCCCAATCCGGTTTATTTACTGATGACCAACCAAGTGCAACTGCTGGACCAGCACGGGCAACCGCTGATGCGTCAGGACACGTCGCACTTCGCTGCGTCCCGTATTGCCCGCGAGTTGCGTGACTGGACACCGTCGCTGGAATCCGCAGACGCCGAACTGATGGGCGAGAACTCGACCATCGCTGCGCGCAGCTATGACCTCGAGCGAAACAACGGCATTGCCGGTGGCGCCATCCGCACGCAGGTCGACAACGTCGTAGGCACCGGCCTGCGCCTTGCATCTAAGCCGGATTATCGGGTTCTTGGAAAGACCAAGGAGTGGGCCGCCGATTGGGCTCGTACTACCGAAGCGCATTTCCGCACGTTCGCCAACAGCCCAGACTTTGACGCAGCTCGTCAACTCAACTTCGCCGGCGTGACGGCTCTGCAATTCCGCTCGGCGTTGATTGCTGGTGAGGGTCTGGCGCTGGTCATGTGGCTGCCTGATCGTCCTGGGGCGAAGTGGTCAACCGCTATCCAGTCAATCGATCCGGCTCGCCTCGGTTGCGACGGCCACCTGATCACCGAGACCATGCGTGACGGTGTCGAGATCAACGCGTACGGCGAGCCGGTCGCCTACCACATTCGCAAGTCTCACCCCGGTGAGGCGTTCGGCTTCGGCGGAGACATCACGTTCGAGCGCGTAGAGGCACGCACCAAGTTCGGCCGGCGCCGCGTGATCCACCTGTACGAGAAGATGCGGGCCGGCCAGACCAGGGGCAAGGCGATCCTCGCCTCGGTGATGGGCGCGTTCAAGATGCTTGACCGCTACCAGAGCAGCGAGCTGCAGGCCACCGTCGCGAATGCCTTGATCGCCGCGTTCATCGAAACCCCCATGGGCGGCGAGGACATTGCAAACCTGTTCGGCGACAGCAAAGCGTACATGAACGAACGCAATGCCAACGGCTTCGACGTGAAGCTCGAAGGCGCCAGCGTTATCCCGCTGTTCCCTGGCGACAAGATGAGCGCGTTCAACCCGGGGCGCCCGAACACCGCTTACTCGGCATTCGTCGAGGCCGTACTGCGCTACATCAGCGCCGGCCTAAACATGCCGTACGAGCTGCTGATGAAAGATTTCAGCAAGACCAACTACAGCAGCGCCCGTGCCGCACTGCTGGAAGCTTGGCGCTATTTCATGTCCCGCCGCGAATGGCTGGGTGACAACTGGGCTACCCCGATCTTTGACCTTTGGCTCGAGGAGGCGATCAGCAAGGGCATCATCGACGCGCCTGACTTCTACGAGAACCGCGCAGCTTACACCCGGTGTCTCTGGATCGGCCCGGGCCGTGGACTGCTGGACCCGCTCAAAGAGGCTCAAGCCTCGGACCTGCGCATGAAGATGGGCACCTCGACGCTAGAGCAGGAATGCGCCGAGCAGGGTGACGACTGGGAGGAGATCCTTTACCAGCGCGCCCGCGAGCGCGACCTGGCTCTCAGCCTGGGCATGGAAGATATTCACGCACCGCCACAACAAGGCGGCGCGCCTGGCCAAGCGCCTGCGGCAAAACCTTCCGAGGGTGATGACGAGGCCAAAGACGACGAGGCCGCGGACACCGATAGCCAAGCTGGACCAGTTGCCAGGGCTAGAGCTACTCCCCAGAACCAAGCGAAGCCAGCACCAAAGGTTGAGGCCCAGGCAAATTCTGGTGGTGTAGACGTGGCAGACTTCCGAAACCAGGTAGATGCTTACGGCATTGGCGTGCGCGCTGGCGTGATCACGCCTCAGAAGTCTGACGAAGAATATTTCAGAGGCCGGGCAAAACTGCCTGCACAGTCCGATGCCGTCAATGCGGTTTGGGATAAGGAGCCAACACGGCGCCCGTTGACCATATCGAACGCGGCTGTCGGAACAGCTCCCATTGCACCTACAACGGAGGGTCAACCGTGATCCGTATCCTGTCCCGCATCAAGAGCCAGCCGTGGGCCTGCACGCCAGAAGTGATGGAAACCATCATGGACATCGCGAGCCGGCAGAACCTCAGTCCCGAGGCCGTGGCCAAGGAGATCGGCCGCCCGCTGCGCAACTCGTACGACGTCGAGATGCGCGACAGCGTGGGCATCCTGCCGATGCAGGGCCCGCTCATTCGTTACGCCACGATGTTCTCGCAGATCAGCGGCGCTACCAGCTATGACATGCTGGCCCAGGATTTCGCCCGCATGGTCAACGACCCGAATGTCACGGCCATCGTGTTGAACATCGACAGCCCTGGCGGTGAGGCCAACGGCGTTTCGGAGTTCGCCGACCAGATCTCGGCCGCCCGGGGCATCAAGCCCATCGTTGCATACGTCGGCGGAATGGGTGCCTCGGCCGCTTATTGGATTGCCGCAGCTGCTGACGAGATCGTCATCAGCGACACGGCGGTGCTTGGCAGCATCGGCACGATCATGAGCGTGACCGACACCAAGGAAAAAGACGCGAAAGCCGGCGTTAAAACCTATACAATCGTGAGTAGCCAGTCGCCGCACAAGGCTCTTGACGCCTCCAGCGAGGAAGGTTCGAGCCGCCTGCAGGTCATGGTCGATTCACTTTCAGAAGTGTTCATCGCAAAGGTCGCCGCCAATCGTGGCGTAGCACCTGAAACGGTGATGCAGGACTTCGGCCAGGGCGGCGTTTTCGTCGGTCAGGCCGCAGTAACCGCCGGGCTTGCAGATCGTGTGGGTTCTTTCGAGGGCCTTCTGGCCGAGTTGCAGAACCCCGCTTTCAGCACGGCACAAACCCAAGCAGCCGCCGCCGGCGGTGCTGTAATCCAAGCTTCCGAGGAACATGTGATGGACAAGAATGAAGTAGCAGAAAAGTTTCCCGATGTCGCCGCGGCATTCCGTCAGGAAGGTACCGCGAGCGGCGTGACCGCAGAGCGTGCCCGCATCAAGGGTATTCTCGCGCATGCCGAGGCCGAGGGCCGCGTCGAGCTGGCGCAGGAACTGGCGTTCGGCACTGACATGCCGGCCGAGGGTGCTGTCGCTCTGCTGACCAAGTCGCCGAAGGCTGCTGCTGCTGAAACCGTCAAGGTCGACGCGTTGACCAAGGCAATGGCCGACGTTGAAAATCCAAACGTTGGGGCGGATACCGATAAAGGCGAAGACACTGTCGAAGCCGCTGTCGCCCGCTCTGCCGCACTCGCCGCTCAACACGGCATCAAGTAAGGGGGCACGAAATGTCTATCGACTTCAAACCAGCTTTCACCAGTGAAGGCACCTATGCCCCCGACCTCTTGGTCGGTGGCGATCACCCGATTCGGACGATTGGCGTGATCATCGCCAGCGGCCAGAACCTGCTGCGCGGTGCGTTGCTGGGCAAGGTCACTGCGACCGGCAAGTTCATCCTGAGCTTGTCCGCAGCTACCGACGGCTCGCAAAACCCGGTCGGCATTCTCGGCGAGGATGTCAACGCAACTGCCGGCGACGTCGCGTCGTTCGAGTACGTGGCCGGCGACTTCAATAGCCGCAAGGTTACTTTCGGCACCGGCCACACCGTTGCGAGCGTGCGCGAAGTGCTGCACGGCCGTTCTATCTACCTGCACGACGCCGTGCCGGCTTAATCTGGGGGA